GACAATTTATAGTAATGGAAAAAGAACAAAAGTATTACGATATTATTTTAAAGAGGGTGGAAGATTTTAATAAAAATTTTGAACAGCAAACTCTCTTTGGAAACGAAATGTAGTGCTTGCGTATAACAGATATATATGCCGCAAGCCATCTAAAAGACTAACAACTAACTAATTAACAAACATATTTTCCCAAGTGAAATATTTGCTTGGGAAGGATTAAAGACTAAAGACAATGAACCAAACGATCTACGATGACATGAGTGTACGTGACGCCCGCAAGTCTGTGCGTAACGACATGAAGTCCGGATGTGAGTGTCCTGTATGTGGGAGATACACAAAAATATACAAGAGGAAGATAACCTCATCCATGGCTCTTGGCCTTTATGCGGCCTTAAATAACAAGGATAACAACTTCTTCCACGCCGAGACATTCTTCAAGTCTATAAACGTACCTCACTCTGTACGTGGAGACTTTCCAAAGCTTCGTTTTTGGGGGTTCATAAAAGAGAGAGATGACCACTGCGGTTACTACCGGGTGACACTTGACGGGCAGCTATTTGTCAACGGAAATATGTCAACACAAAAGTACATATACCTATACAACAACACCCCCGTGTACATTGAAGGAAACCACCATCAGACAACATTTAAACAAGCCCTCGGCGATAAGTTCAACCTAAAAGAAATATTCAGCAAATGACAAACATAAACTTCATAAACAACGACACCGAGGTATCCTTCCGCAAGCTCCTATGGCATGACTCCGAGATCATCCTCGCCAAGTGCTTCGGTTTCAAAGTAGACATCGACTCCGGAATCATAAGGGCCGACATATCCAAGACAAGCAAGAAAGCTATGTACGGCTTTATATCCGTAGCCTTCAAGACATTCAATGAGTCGGACACCGAGAAAGTGTTCAGAGACTTTTTCTTTGAGAAGCTTGAGGCTATATACAGCGAGAACTACAACACCGTCATGGACATCGCCAAAACAAAACTCCCTTACTTCGATATGTTTTACATCCACCAGAAGGATGTTATCGCCGAGGCATACTACAAGCAATTCAACTTCCTTGCAATGGACATGGGAGTTGGAAAAACAATTACGGCAGCCTCCCTGTCACGCATACACAGTTTCCCACGTACCGTCATCATCTGCCCCGCCGCCGTTAAGTTCAACTGGTTCCGTGACCTTACAAAAAAATTTGGCTTCAACGAACTTCTATTCACCATCCTTGACGCCGCCAGGAGACGTACCATCATCGCCCTGAACGAGAGATTTGTTATCATCAACTACGACATTGTTACCAAGTTCGAGTCACACCTTACCTCCATGAAAGTAGATCACTTTATATTGGATGAAGCGCATAATTTAAAGTCTCACTTGACCGGACGCACAAAGAACGTTTTACGTGTCATCTCACAGTTCAAGGATGCCAAGGTAACGTTCCTCTCCGGAACACCCATAAAAAACAGGGTAGACGACGTTTTCAGCTATCTAAAGCTTTCGGGGCATGAGCTTGGCTCCAACCATAAGAAGTTCCTCTCTGAGTTTACGATAAGTGCCAACGGGCGTGGTGGTGAGAGAGTGACAGGGGGGCGTAACCTCAAGGACTTAAACCTCAAGCTTTCAAACTTCATGATACGTAAGACCAAGGAGGAGTGCCTCGACCTCCCCGACAAGGTGTTCCTATCCTATCGCTTTGAGCTTGAAGACTACCGCGAGGAGTACGATAAGATTATCAAGGCCCTCTCCGAGATGAAGGAGATATCATCCCTCACCGGAAACCTACACTCCCTGAACATCATCACTTCAAAGGCCAAGATACCGGGAATTATAGAGATTGCCGAGCAGATAATCGCTGAGGGACGTAAGGTCGTTATCTTTGGGTCATACAAGGAACCACTAGCAGTCCTTGAGAAGCACTTTGGACACCGTTGTGTAAAGATTGATGGATCCGTAGATTCATACAATAGGGACGTCCTTGTGCAACGCTTTATTGAAGATGAGGAGTGCACGGTATTTCTCGGTAATATGATTGCCGCCGGAGTAGGTATAAACCTCGTTAATTCAAGCGACGTTCTCTTCATGAACTTCCCGTTTACCCCCTCAGAGCTTTACCAATCTATTGACAGGGTACACCGCATAGGTCAGGATAAGTCGGTAAACGTACACCTCACCTTCTGCGACGCCAGCATCGACGACTACATATACGAGATTATCATCGACAAGGAGAAGGATATCAATGCCGTCATCGACCAAGGGAAGGAGACAATGGCTAAGGAGAACTTCACGGAAATACTCATGCGCAAGCTCCTGGGAAGGGAGGTTCCTGAGCATATCCTTGAGGATGAAGCCAAGGCCGAAGAGCATAGGGATGTTATCATTAGTTCAATTACCAAGGCCGACGATAGCGACCTCCCCGTATTCCTGTAGATGGCCAAGGACTCATATAACTTTTCCAAGGGCCCGTGGGTGATGAAGGAGTCCCTCCTAAACACTTTTAGGAAGGTCACCGAGGAGAACAGAAAACAGGCCATCATACTGGGGCGCGTCCTCTACGTCATTGAGAGGAAAGGTTCCCTGATAACGTATAGGGGTTCCTTTAGCATAGACCCATGCTTTGAGAAGGGTTACTATTGGTATCCATTCCGGCCATGGCAGAAAAATAAAGAGTCTCATTATAAGGTATTTATGAATGAAGGCATCAATAGGAGTGAGTGGATAGCGATAAATAAGAGGCTCATAGACATGTACATTTCACAGGAATGTTTATATTTGAACCCCTCCGATCCGATACTTACGTTTAAGAAAGAAAACTAACAGAAAAACAGAAATATGAAAAAAGCAACATTCGACCGCGAGTTTCTCAGCGAAGCTCTATCCAAATCAGTAAAGTTCGTGCCTTCAAAGGCAGTCATTCCGGCAACTAACGACGTTAAGGTATCTATCCACGAAGGGAAGGCTACGTTCACTACGGGAGATTTAACCACAGAGCTTTCTGTGCGATGCCCCGTGAAGAGCAGTGAGAGTTTCGCCTTTTGCGTTCCTGCAAAATTATTATTTAAGACCGTTTCATCGCTGCGTGAGAATGAGATCACCCTCTCCGTAAAGAGTGAGAAAAAACTGGAAGTTAAGTGCGGCAAGAGCAAGTACAACATAACCATGGACACACAGGCTCAGGACTTCCCTGCTTTCATGAGCAGTGCCATGACAGGTGAGTTTGTTATCAATGAGTTTTACCTGAAGGCGGCCCTCCGCGAGGTGGATAAGTTTACCTCCGATGTCGATGGCTCCCCTATGGCGGCGATAAACATCGTCTTCCAAGGGACAGATATCCTCTTCCACGGATGTAACAATACAACGATCATACGCTACGGCGCTAAGCCTGTGTCTGTAACGTCGTGGAACGTAGCCAATATTATGAGTGATACTGCCAGTAGGCTGTGTGCCCTCATGGGTGATAATGCCGAGATAACCGTTTCCCAGTCGGATACCGGTATTATGTTCTCAAATAACGGAGATAACAACTCTTGGTTTATTGTTCGCTCCACGCAAGCAAGCGTTAAGTACCCAAATGTAAACCGGTTCTTTGATGCCAAGTACAATAATGCCATTATCGTAAATACCATGGAGATAAGGGACGCCATGAAAAGGCTCGTCATATACTCCGAAAATCCAAGTGCCCCGGCGGTGAAGGCCCTTGAGGTGGATGGCTCTGAGGTTGTATTTACTTCTATTGACAGCATGAACAACAATGACGCTGAGGAGTCGGTGACCATCCTTGGCAAGAGTAATGAGAACAAAGCTCCTTTCTCCAAGGGTTTTAATACTAACCTACTCATCAACTGCCTCTCCGTTATAGAAACGCAGTCCTGCGTGATTGAGTACAACGAGGTGAACAACCAACCGGTAAAGATCACGCCCAAGGATAGTGAGTGCACTGACAACAACAGCCACGTTACTGTTATGGTTTCACCAAGAATGACTGTTTAGGTTATGTCGTTGGTATCGCTATACGAAAACACTTTTAGTGTTAAGTTCATGGTATTTACCCCTGAAGTGATTATGCAGGAGATTATCTCCGGCACATGGAAGGATTACATCGAGTACCTACGTACCCTCAATAAGGCTGAGTACAACGCTGAGAAGAAAAAGCTTTGTGGCGTTACGTGGTCAGGCACCTTTAAGGAAGGCACGCGCCTCAAGGAAACACTTGCCTCCTACAGTGGACTTGTGGTCATCGACGTCGATAAGCTGGACCCCGAAAAACTCCTTTTGCTGAGGACTCAGATGGCTACGGACAAGTACGTACGCTTTTTCTTCACCTCCCCCTCCGGTAATGGGCTAAAGATTATCTTTGAGGTAAACACTCCCAAGGAGAACCACCGGGCGGCCTTCCTACACCTTCAGAATTACGTGGAGACCAATTACTTTGTGTCCGTGGATAAGTCGGGGAAGGACGAGTGCCGCCTGTGCTACGTGTCATACGACCCCAAGGCATACGTAAACATGCAGTCCCAAGTCTTTGAGGTAGACCCCAAGTACGGGGAGGTTATCTCTGAGTTTAAGTCTTCATACGAGGGATACGCCGACAGTAAAAATATAGAGTCTGTCTTTGCCGTGTGTGAGAAGTGGGTACAACGTAACAAGACATATAGGGATGGGGAGAAGAATGTTTACATACATGCCCTTGCATGCGCCTTAAACCGGTGCGGCGTCTCTTCGGAGGACTGCATAGCCCTCATAAAAAATGGATATAATCCTCCCGATGACCGGTGGCATCAGTCGGTTCGGTCGGCGTACTTCCACAACCAAGCGGAGCATGGCACCGTAAAAGTAAAAGACCTGTCGAGCACTGAGTTTGTGGCTCCCAACGTTAAGAACTTCACTGACGACGTTGTTATCGGAGACCTCATGCAAACGACCTCCGACCTCTTCTTCTATAAAGTCCCCAATGACCTTATCATGGACGTTGTTACTAAGATAGGCAAGTACTATGAGTCCAAGGGATACATAGACCTACGGCGCAGTAACCTCTCCGAGATGATGAATAAGGCGGTAGAGCTTCTTCGTGCTAACCTATCGGCGGTATCGGCGCAGAACAGTCTCCCCTACCAAACGGCGGATGACCTCGTGGAGATGTTCCTGAACACTGACTTTGCAAGTGAGATACGTACATTCACACGCATCGACGAGGAGACGGGTGGGCTACGCCTCGGTAACTTCTACGGACTTATAGGCCCTGGGGGAACGTGGAAGTCCATGGTGTCCGAGTATATATGCTTTGTCAATGCCATGAACGGCATACCGTCGCTATACCTCAATGGGGAGATGTCTCAGTTTCAGTTCTATGAGAGGCTATGCTCCATGGCCTTGGGTATCGACCTTGCCAAAGAGATAAAGTCCAAGAACCTTAACAAGGGTAACGTACAGAGCCTCATCAATATGATGAAGGAAAAGACGGGAGGTAACATATTCTTTGTCAACGGATCGGGATTCAATGAGCAGAAGATTTTATCTACCATTGACAATATACATGCCACCACAGGAAAGAAGGTAAGAATAGCTTTTGTTGACGGGGTAACGCAGATGTCGTGGGATGGTCGTGAGGAGATAGGGGCCACAATACACAACTCCATGATATGTAAGGAGATTGCCAAGAAAGCCAACGGCGGCGAGGGTGTTGCCGTGGTAGGTATCCTCCACGTATCCGGACATGTTCAGAAGTGGAAGCGTAACACCAGTGATATCGTGCGCGGTGGTCAAAAGGTAGTTGCCAACATGGACGCGTACTTCTGTACATCCCTGTTTATCGACCCATCGACAAATGAGATGGCCAACGACGCCGATGTTAAGTACATCGAGAACATGTTCTACCTTAGATACGTGGACAAGAGGTCTAAGTCACCGGAGATAAACATGGCCGTTTCTGTGGGTCCAAACATAAGCATGCTAGTTGAGAATGTAGATGTCAATACAATGGAAGTTAAAATGAAGAACTAATGGGTGAAAGATGTAAAAAGGTATGCTTTGCCGATGAGAAGAGTGCTATTGCCTACATCGACAAGCTCAATAAGACGAGTGTGCGGGCCGTAAAGCCTGTAAGGTCATACCTATGCCCAAAGTGTTTTACGTGGCACCTTACATCCATAGAAAGCCGGGAGAACATGCTCCTCGTTTACAAGGACAGGGAGATAAGTAACCTTAAAAGAAAGGTTGAGCACCTCAAAAATGAAGTGGAAATACTAAAGAAAAAGTTGAATTGATAAATTAACGAAAATGAATAAAGAAGAATTAAGAATTGGAAATTGGGTTAACTGCTCAGAATTAGTTGATGAAGATAGAATCCGGCAAATAAGATGTTTTGACTTTGCTACTTATTTAGATACAAACCCTGATTATTATGAGCCAATCCACCTAACAAAAGAATGGCTGTTGCATTTTGGATGGGTATGGAATGAAAGAACAAATTCTTTTGAAAACAACGATACTCGTATGCACTTAGAGTACCGAAAACTAAACGGAAGCTACACGATGTTTAACTATGTTCTAAAGGCAAAAATAGCCGAGCGTATTTGGCACGTTCACCAACTACAAAACCTATACTTCGCCCTAACTGGAAACGAATTAACAATCAAAATTTGAACAATGGAACAAACACTATTTAGCGCCGAGGAGTTCAAGAAGATGGGCTCAAAGAAGCGTAAGAAGAACCAAGGGGAGTCAAAGCTTCAGGTGTCGATATGTGAGTACATAAAGACCAAGTACCCACACGTCATCTTTACCTGTGACCTTGCCTCCGGGATGAAGCTACCTATCCACGTTGCCGCCCGTAATAAAAAGATGCGTTCCTCAAGGGGTATCCCCGACCTTTTTATTGCCCATCCCAGTAACGGCTATTCGGGTCTTTGGATAGAGCTTAAAGTGGAGTCAGCGCGCCTCAAGAATGGAGGTATCGCCAAGTCCGATCACCACGATGAGCAGATGTCCATTATCGATAAACTTAATAGCCTTGGCTTTAAGGCTGTTTTTGCGTGCGGTAGATACGAGGCGGAGGCGTTCATTGATGGATACCTTAGTTGAAAAAAATATGGTTTTTTCTTGCATTATAACGAACAAAAATGTAATTTTGCGAGAAACTGCTTATGAGCGAAAATACGGGTTTTATAGAGGTTCTGCGTGTTCTTAGCGGTGATGAGGCGAGCAAGGAGAATACACACACTTCTCCGGAGGGTGTTGAGATTAACCTTATCGGTGGGTTCCGCCCATGGAAGAAGGGTAAGAACGACATGAACATTAAAGGAGAGATGACGTTGATTGTTTACAAGCCTAACCCTAAAGACGACGCCTCAAAGAATCCCAAGTCGATACTCATCGAAGAGTCGTACCGGGACTTTAGAGATAGACTGGGTTCCATGGCCAATGTTTCAGTTAAGAAGTAGTGGACCTTATAGATGTTCTTATACAGAGCAAGGAGATAAAAAAGCTTTTGGTTGATCGGTCGTTTAAGTACCGGATACCTCTTGACTTTATCTGCCGCGAAGTAGGAATAAGCTACACTGACTTCATGAGGGGTTACATAAACTCCAAGGACGGTAAGTTTTTTGAAATAAGCGAGAGTAAATTTAGAGAGATACTCTCGATATTAGGGATACACATACGAAGCACCGTGGTCATCGACAAGTCTCTGGACATGACCGCCGTGAGTAAGTCGCTTAGTGATAAGTACGACAGTATCGCCGAAGAAAAAAGAAAAGAGAGACGCGCAAAGAATTATGAAGAAGAGGGAAATACTTCCGACGTTGAATAATGCAATAGCAAAGCTTTCCATGATGAGTGGGGATGCCGCCAAGCTTGAGTATACAGACAACGACCAAGCCTCCAAGAGACTGAAGGCTGACCTGTCGGACTTCGTTCATAATGAACTAAAGGTGTTGCAGTCACTCGTTTACGCTGTAAGGACAGACATAACCATCTCCGGAAAGACACGTAAGAGAAAGGTTGTCCCTCCCCCTCCAAAGAAAGAAGAGGAGAAAATTGAAATGATTAGAGATTTTTTATCATAAACCAAAAACCAAAAAAAACAAGAAAAATGAACAACGGAAACAACCAACGTAACTTCTCCGAGATTGGAGGAGGAAGCACAAACCCAAGATGGGAACCACAAAAAAGTCAATTCGACAGTAACAACCCTCCTTACATGGATGGTTACTTTGTCCGGTCAAAGGAGTTGAAAGGTAAAAAAGGACCATTCAACGTGTATGAATTTCATCCCGTAGATGCACATGGTAACTTAACTGATACCAAGGTCGATGTGGCCGGTGGATTTGTATTTGAGGACAAGATGAACCAAGTACGCGTAGGGTCATTTGTACGCGTTCAATACGAAGGTAAGGGTAAATCAAAAAGTACCGGTAACGATGTTAACTACTGGAAGATCCTTGTCGATCAAAACGCGTTGCCATACGAAAAAGTTGTTGGTGGCGCTCCGGTACCTCCGGTGATAAATACACCACAGGCACAAATACCTCAACAGCAAGCTCCTTTCAATGGCACTATACAGAACGGAAACAATACTAACGGTCAGCCTGTGTTCAATCAAAACCAACAACATACCGGTCAACCTGTTATTGCTCAACCGGCAAATGGCGGTGGTCAGTTTATTCCGAGTACTGGCGGTGGTGGAGCAGGCTCAATGCCTATGCACAACAATCCTTTTAATCAGTTTCCGGCGGGAGCTGCTCCCGTTGACGCTGACGACCTCCCATTCTAATAAACGATAATCATTCACTTAAACATCCCCGCCTAAAAACGGGGATTTTTTTCTATCATGAAAAACAGTATTCTATCCATAGACTCCGTTGGCGTCGATGACGTGAGTGACCTCTTTGATGCTATGTGCAAGGATATACTTCACAAGATGCCAAATGAGGTTAAGCGTAAGTATCTCTTCGAGGATAACGTGTCAGATGTTTATATAAGGAAGTACGTCCCCACGCTCAATGACGTCGCCAATATCATCAAGCTCTTTGATATTAAGTGTGAGATAAAGCTTTTTTACGTGGAGGCCACCGTCACAGAGGAGTTTACGTCCAATCAATTTCACCTGGACAAAAATATCGATACTTCATTCGGGCAACCCAAAGAATACACGGAGAAGGTTCTTGAAAAGCAAGAAAGGCTCATCGAGGATGACGAGCTTAAAGCACTTGCTGAGAAGAAAAAGATTATTGTTGATGTTCCTGAGATAGAGGAAAGGACTATCGACCCCAATGATATTCCGGAGCCTACGTTCCTTTAGTCTTTAATCTCTGAAGACATCTTGAGCTTACTGTCTTGGTAGTACTTTACCCACAACTCCTTGAAGCGAGCAAACGCTTTCTCAAGGCCGTCATCGGAGTCATCGAGCTCAAAGACCTCCTTGCAATTCTTATACTCTCTGTTGTCAAAAGTATTTTTACTTGACGGAGGTCTAATCTCATCCCATGAGATCATCACTCCGTTGGAGGCTGGCTCCATGCGTAGGTAGTCGATTTTTATTTTATCTGCCATTGGTTATATTTTAAAGCCACGCGTTGATATCGTCGATACATTGCTGTTGCCCAGCTAAATCGGCGGTCCACCCTGGTTGGTTAGTTACTTCTTGAACGTCAAAACGGAAAGAGGATCCATCGGCCATGGCGACAGTGACAATAATCATCTTATTAAAGCGATACTTCCATGAGTTAGGGTCTTCATTGGCGGCAAGGTTAGCCTTGTCTTGAATGGCCGTAGGGTAAACGCCTACAATCTGAGTTTTCTGAAAAAGCTCTGTGGAGTGACTTGCTACAGGCTCACGTGTATATTCAAGGGCTGCTGTTCCGAGAACAATCTGGCATGTATTTGCTACTGAATTTGACATGGTGTAAATTTAAGGATTTTTTTGTAAAAAAGGTTGAAAATAAATATCCACTCAAGGCCGAATAAAATATAATCCCATCCGCCAAAAATAGGCTTGTAAAAGAACGGCAACGCAAGCAGACAGAACAACATCAAAGACTTGCTTATGTGCCATGCGTTTAACTTGTATTCGGTAAAAGGTACAAACTTACCACTCCACGCCTCATCGTTCCAAAATTTAGGATTCTTTCCTTTAAAACAAGAACTATCGTACTGGATAGTATCTTTCGTTTTATCCATCACCGCATTAAACATAGCGGCAAAAAATATGAGTATTAGGCTAATCATTTTGATATCACAATAGAGGCTATAAATCCAGCCGTTACAACTCCAAAAGCAAATACCCAACACCACATGTCAAAAGAGAAATCCCATGCAGGTAAAGCCTTAAAAATGGCGGTTTCAAGTAGTCCGCAAATAACGAGAATGAACCAGTTGATTGGGTTTGAAAAGTATTTTTTAATTGCCTTCATTATTCTTCACTTGGGTTTATAAACTCATCCTTCACTTCATCATAACGATATCCTTTACCGGGAAACTTTCCTCTAAAAGAATTATTATAAGAACACTGCTTCCAGTTGGTCTCTTTACCGTAAAGTCTTTTGCAAAAAGAAATTCCAACCTCTTCGGAAGCAACTCCCTTTTCGTCAAGCAACTTGCTGTCGCTTATAGGCTCTACATTTAAAACAATTCCATTTTCATCTATCTGTGCAAAATGTGCCATCTATTCAAATATGTAAGAAATTACTACCTTTCCAGAACCACCACTGCCTCCACGAGTAGGTCCTCCGCCACCGCCGGCAGACTTATTAGATGCGCCGTTTGCACCTGTGTTTATCGTTCCGTTTCCACCGCCACCAACACCTCCTGTACCTGGCAATCCAGTTCCATCATTTCCGCCGCCGCCGCCGCCGCCATAAAAATCAGCACTTCCGGTAACTGAATACGAGGCTCCGGCTCCGCCGTTACCTGAGTTTGGCCCAGTGTTAACGTTAGGAGCCGCACCGCCTTTGCCGCCACCGCCGGCAGGATTAAAAAGAGCCCAATTACAAGTACCACCTGCATTACCTTCACCTACAATTCCGGGGGCACCTGAAGCACCTGCCCTCTGCGCACCGCCACCACCACTTCCGCCTTGACCACCAGAACGTAAATTTCCATTCCAACCTGTACCATTAGCTGTGCCTCCGCCGCCTCCACCGGTTGCTGAAACACCAAATATTGAAGAATTGTTTCCTTGATTTGGTGTTCCGCCTGGTACTTGACCTGGTGCACCTGCTCCAATGGTTACAACGCCTGAATACAGTGATGTGGCCGTATAAACAAATGTTTTTATTCCACCGGCACCACCACCAGCAACACCACCACCCCCACCACCAGCGCCTACATAAACATCAATGTCATTTAATAATGGATTTGTAGCCAATGATGTTATTTCTATTGTGTCAGACGTGTCAAAAACATGGTATCTTCTATTTGCTATTTCATAGCTCGTTCCGCCAACAATGTTTAAGAATGTAACTGGTGATAAAGATCCCCCGTTAATCCAAGATAAAATATCAGAAGCAGCTTGGTTTAAACCTGAAAGAGTTCCGTCGCTCCATGTTGGCTGATTGCTAACATCCTGAAGCTCTACTTTTAAAGTTGATTTATCACGAAGCATGAAGTTTAATTCGGTGATGGTATCATAACGATACTTCCAAGCGTCGGGCTCCGTAAAGTCGGCTTTGGACTGAAATGTTGAAGCCACAACACCCGTAATGAGACTCCTTAAAAGAAGCTCCCTGTTGATGTTCGGTGATACGCCGCGCGTAACCTCAAGGCAGTCAGTTCCAAGTATTGTTATGGTAGCCATTTAATACGTCCCTTTAAAATAAAATACAGAATAAGTAGAATGATGATTATCCATAGAATCCTTCCGGACCAAACAAAAAAAGTATCAAGGGTGCCGAAATGCTTTTTGTCGCATCGTGCCGGTACCTCACGTATCTCTGAAGAAAGCCTTTGTATCTCCCGTTCCTTTACCTTTATAACACCCTTGAGGCTGTCGGACTGACATTCTATTGAAAGACTGTTGTTTTTCTCCTTGATGATTACGCGGCCCGTTGGGGCTACTATCTCCTTAAAAAAACCTTTTTTCAATTTACCCGTAGAGTCACACATGTCTGCGCATGGGCTTTTTACAATGACTTCTACAGATGGGCCAGGAACAGCAAAAGGGACAGGCTTCTCCACCTCCTTAATGATGATAGAGTCCTTACGCTCAATTTTTAATGGGCATGACTGGCATATCTCAAGCCTCTTCTTCTCGGTGACGCAAGAAAAGAGTAAAAAATTAAGCAGTAGTAGTGTCGTTATTCTTTTCATCTTTCTTTTCTTGCATTAATTTATTTGTCTGGAATCCGGCATAAGCCATTTGCGCTCCGTATACTCCAATGGCACCCAACTCATCCAATTTATCTTTGCCAACTAAATGCCAAACAATTAAGTCAAACATAATCGTTGCATTTATAAAAATGATTGCCCTCTCTATTCTTTTACTTGAATAAAATGAAGGTTGATTGCTAAAGGTTTTAGCAATCTCTTTCATGTGCCATTTAGCTCTTTTTATAGTCTTTTCAAAAATCATTTTAATTCCAAGCTTCGTATTTAGGCTTTCCGTTCACCGAACGACAGCGAAGTGTTTCTTTCACATTCTTACCTTCTTCAAAAGCAACGTGTACCCAATCTGGGTTTTGATCGGTGCCGTACTCCCAAATCAATTCTGCGTATTCCAAGTTGTCTTTTATGTAATGAAAAATTTGCGAGTTAGTAACCTTACCAAATACATCAGCATCAAGGTCTAAAGCTTTTCCGGAGCAGTGGAAACTGGTTTTACTGGCCCCTTTTGTTTTGGCATTAACAGCAGCGCCACGGTAACCGCAAGAGATGTAAATAGGATTGCCACCTAAACACTCTCTAACCTTCTCAAATACATTAAGCAGAACCTTTTTTAAGTTCTCCATGTGTTCTGGCGTTGGAGTATTATCAATCCCAAATTTTGAGGCTGTGGCATTTTTGGTGACCTCAGCAAGTGTGACGTTTTTCGATAAATTCATTTGCCTACGCTTTTTTAATTAAATAATTCGATCCGGCTAAAATCTTTTAGTTATACCTTCTTTTATTCTTCTCCATTCGTGTTTCTGAAGGCCTTACAAATTCTTTTGACATAAATTTTTCGCCGTACTCTTCGGCCCTTTCAAGTCGCTGAATTAGTATGGCAATCTTGCTTTCAAGTATTTGCTTTTCATACTTATCTGCCAAAATATGTTCGTCAATCTTCTTTAAAATTTTCTCCGACTGCTCGTCCATTTTATGCTCAAACCGCAACCAGGCGCCTCCAATAGAAATTAAAACAATTACAATCCTTGAAACTGTCCCTATGCTAAGGGTTGATTTTTCAATCTCTATTTGTTCTGACATAAATTAAAGTTGCAATCAATCGGTAGATAAAATGACGGCGGCGGCATCGGTAACCTCTGTATTTTGTGCCGGAGTAAGATTATTATTCTCACCGTAAATACCTGCGTAAACGTCAAACTGATCGTTCATCGCCTGTCTAATTGTTGCAATATTTGCACTCATGACTTTGTTATTAAAAAAATTTGATTACTAAGAACCACTTCTTGACCCAACGCTTATGGTTGAAGTCACATTGCCATCACCGTCAACGGAGGTTGTTGATGTAGCGGTGAACCCGGCGGCCATAATGCTGCCAAAATCAGTAGGAGTAACAGTACCGTCAAACAAAGAGCAAGTAACCTTGTCCACCCACGTCTTTGCGATGTCGGCAGAGTTAAAGTCTCCGTTGTACGGCTTGAATGACCCATCGGGGTAACGTGCGTAAAGGATGTTACCCTTATCACTGTTGATGAATATGTTTACAGTCCCGGCAGCCGGGATAGCGATTTCTGATTCGGACGCGATAATTACTTCCATTTGTTATGCAGGATTAACAGTTTGATAAAGGGTTACAAATTCTGATTCAGAGACACAGCCCATAAACACTTCGGTAGGGGAGTTCTTATAAAGCTTTACGTATCCGGGCTGACACTTCATCGTCGCATCGGTATACTCCTGAGCGTCGTTGGGCGTCAAGCACGCGATATGCTTCCCGTTCTCGTCGTAAACGGCCACAAGGCCAGCAGGACAACAGGTACATTCTTGGTCTTTGCAAGAACTCTCTCCGCATCCGGAGGAGCATTTTTTCTTTAAGTATTTTGCGTAAGCAGTTTGTGGATCGTATGCCATGTCTATTTAATTTTAACAATTACATTCCGCACACATCAACGATAACTTTTCGATGATAGCGCAGATTTCCTGTTCAGAAAGGCATGGTCGGATGTCGGTAGTTAAACACTTGTATGTTTTAACTGAGTCCAAATATAAAACGTTTCCATCACTTTTCAAAGAGGAAACATCTACTAATTGGCCGTTGATTGAATTTTTAACTTTTATCGTTCTCGTTCCTGTAACCTGGCGCTCCAACGTCCGTATCATGGCACTCATGGAAAGCATCCTGAAATAGCTTTCAGGTGTCTCGTTGCCGTAGATAGCATCGTTAGCCACCTTAGCAGCGTAGTTGCCGGCACAGCACTTGAAGCGGTTTATGTAGTCGCAGATGGTCATTAGAGTTTCATCACAAATAATACAGCGTAGTACGGAGGCATGTTCTCATGAGCCTCTCCGCCGCCGGCGTTAGCCATGGTAATACCTGCATTGTTTGACTGAACAGACACACCGGTGTTGGCTGAGTTAACGGCTATAGTTATCGAAGCGTTACCTACAGTAATTCCTGTTTGCTCGGTAGAGTTCTCCACGGAGCAAGAGTATCCGTCAGTTGAGTTGGTCCAAGTGTCAGGGACATCATTACCCTCACCACTGGCTACGTCTACCGTAGTGTCAATGTTTGAGTGTTGGTGGAAGTTAGGAGCCTGAGTAACGGTAGCGTCATGTGTATGACCGGGGTCAGTTAATGAGTGGGTATGTGGACTCTGAGTAACACCATGGGAGTGACCTGCATCGGTAACGGTGTGTGAGTGACCGGGGTCAGTTAAAGTATGGGCGTGCGCCGGAACCTCCGAAATGTCGAGGGTAACGGTTTTTGCTCCACCGGTATCATCGACGTCATAATCACTACCGGCACCGACAATCATCTTATCAATGAGGTTAGGGGTAGCAATCATTTTCTTTGCCGACTCACTGTAATAGGAGTCTCCGTTACAAATACCGTAACCTTCCCAATGCTTTGTTCCGAGACCGGTATCGGTATCAAAGAGAGCGATGTCATCGGCGTTCTGAAGGGCAAGGATAGGGTGCCCATTGATGAATGGCTTCATGGCTGACTCCACGGAGGCTAACTTAGCCGCGTACTCAGCAAGCATATTTTGAAGGGAGGCAATCTCTTTGCTGCATGGGTCAGGTGTACATCCACCGGAGCAAGAGTTATTTTTACATTTTACACACATCTTAATATTCGGCGGCGACAGCCGCATTAACTGTTAATGATCCTAATTGAATTGTATGAGTTCCAGCGCCGGCAACGGCGGTATTCACCATGTTGCTATGGTAAAACTTAGAGGTCAATGTCTGTGAGGCGGCAATGTAAATAGAGGCACCTGCCTTTGAATACATCGTGGTATTGAAGAGCGAAAGTTTTCCGTTGGATGCTGATTGGTCACCAACGCTTATGCACGATCCATCGCCGTCCGTCTGATCGTTATTGTTTGCCACGCGGCAATTAATGAGAACGAGCTTTTGGTTTTTGTTTGCGGCCCCAAAGGTAAAGCCTATTGGAGGGCATTGACTATCGGAAAGGTTAAAGATGTCTCCATCAAAAACTTCAACGAGAGAGAACGTGTAATTGGCTTCCACGCCTCCCTGAGTAAGCTCAAGGGGGATGGCGTAGTTCAATACAGTCTCATTTGTAAATATTTGTACCGGGCCACAAATGCGTATACGTCCATTGCAAATAGCGATGGCGTTATCGTTCTGTGACGATAGTTGGGCGCAGTTGATTAAAAGCTTTGTGTTCGGCTTGTATATCTGAAGGGCGTGTGTTCTACCTCCTCCGATGTCAGTTGTATTATGAATGATACCTCTTCCGTAGATTATGTTTGTCCACACATTATCTCCGGAAGAGCCAAAGTCTACTTGATTGTCGGTGATCTCACCGTCCACTTGGGCGTTGCCAAGGTCAATGTCGATGTATGGCTTTAAAATAATATCCTCATCATAAGTCCCTGGGAATACCTTTACAAGATATCTTATGGCTGATGTGCGCGTTGGATAAGCGGTATTTAACGCAAGGATGGCTGCCGAGATGGTTAGGAATGGCTTATCAAGCCTTTCAACTAAACCGGTAGTATCGTTTCCGTTCTTGGATACGAAGGCCGTATTTTGTATTGGAAGGGTTGTAGGCACGGAGTCGCCTTTAAGTCCCCTTTTACCTGTAACGAGGCGTGAAGGGAATCCATTGGCCTGAACGACCTTTACCGTTTTACAGCAGCACTTTTTTTGATTACAGACATTACAGTTTAGCATCCTTGACATTTACATTGAGCGTTCATATAAGATATCATCTTGTCTGCCGAGTCATAGTTCCCGCAACCGATAAGTCTTTCTACGTTCTCAAGCATGTTGCTAAGCTTGATAGCTTCTTTCTGTCTTTCGTCCTTAAAAGCGTTGCCGTCAAGGATTGGTGATAGTTTGTCGATGCAGCAAGTGATATTGTTTACAAAGACAGCTACAGCATACGCCTCATGAGTTTTTTGCTTTCCTGCGGAGTCCTCCGTAATAACGGTGTACTTAAATTTAATCTTACCACTCTTCAGAGTATCACCCATACCTATTTGCGATGGGAATATCTCAACGGATACACCATCAGTGTTTGGTAGCTTGGCAGTGGTAAATATTTTGTAAGGGTAAGGGGTCTTGGAGCCACTGGGCTCAACCTCAATAAATGACTCAATCACTTGGTCTACGCGAGGGTTTATAGAGCCGTACCCGCCGGTGTTTGATCCGGAATAAACTCCTGTACAATCAGTGATTCCAAAAGAGTTTTCGTATTCCTCGACTTCTATTTTTAAAAACAAAGGCATGGACAAATATACAAATTTTATTTAGAATGATTCTAATTAAGGAATTTTTCCGCTATTTTGTTTACGTCCCCCGGTGACTTGGTTTTCTTTGCTCCTTTTTTTATTTCAGGGTACCTATCCACTAAGTCCTCCTTAGCCTGACTCAATCCTTGATTATAAAGCTTTTTCAATACGGCGGCTCTCACCTCATGGGTATGTGTTTTGAAGTCCTCAGACATGATGTAAGGGGTGGCAATCATCATCCTGTAATTACTTGCCTGCCCTTGAATGTAGTCGTATTGCTCCTGTGTTAACTCAACGAACGAGAGCTTACCTTTGCCGTTAGGAACACTTATCTTCTTGCTTATCGACGACGGCATAAGCTCATCGCGCTGCTCCTTGTCAACGGAGTGGATGGCGTCGTAAAGCCTTTTCACCGGACCGTCATCCTTTGACTTTGTAAGTTTAAGGAAGTCTATCTCAGCATCAAGGACCCTTCCAAAGTAATTGTCAAATAGCATGCTTTGCTTCTTTTTCACCGCCGACTTATCGGACTCCTTCAATGAAAAATACTTGTTCTTTAGGTCATCGGACTGAAAGGCAAACCTGTAACCAAGGATATTTGCCAGGTTATCACCAAAGCTTTTATCTTTATCGAACTGCTTCTTTACATCCTCGGAATAAGATGTTGATAACTTTTGATATGTTGATGGTGCTACTCCGGTAAATATGTTGGCGATGTACTGAGAGGCCAGTTGATCGCGCTCGTACCCCCCTTTATTGTATATGGCCGACTGTAACTGATTAATACCGGTAAAGAAGGTGAAGTCAAGGGTTGACGATAAACTCGAAAAGGCAAGGTTAAAAGGTACAGATATAGAATTGGATAAATCCTTCCCGTAAGATGTCCTCATCTCCAACTCTTCCTTGCCGTACTTATTAAACGCATGGGCGTAGGCGGCCATGGCAATACCAAAAGCGCCAAGTGAGTTGATGTCGACGTTGATATCACCCTTTTTCTTTTTCATGTCACGGAAGGTAAGCCCCCTCATCAATGCTGATAAGTTTATTCTATTCGGGCCACCAAGTTCCTGCTCCACGACGTCTTTTGTCTTCTTGTCCTCATCCGAGTATCCTGCGGAGATAAGGCCCTGAGCAACCATAGTAACGGCAATGTTTCTTATAAACATTCCGGCGGCTAACTTCGTCGTTGACTCAGAAATCAATCGCTGCTTTTCAATAGGATCCGTTTCATTTCTTGCCATCAAAATGTCATGGGCAAACTGATACTCAGGAAGAAGTATTTTTGATGACGTCCTAACGATGTTTATAGGAGTCTTGATAAAAGGCATCACTGACTTTTGAACTATTGCCCGGAAGGAAGTGATTAGCTTTGCAGCCAAGGGGGACATCTTTCCGTTGGCAACAATTTCCTTTGCTCTTTGATGTGGGTCGTAGTTAGATATTTTCTGAAGTCCTGAGAGCCATGCCGGAAGCTCCTGCTTAAAGGTAGCGTTCTTGGCGGTAGTGATAGCTACCTCGTAAGACTTGTCGTCAGGAGACAGTAAAAAAGCTTCTAACTCGGCGCCCGACAATCCCTTTGCTTCACCGATACGGTTTAGCTCAGCGAACTTAACCTGCTCAAAGACGATAGCATCTGGGGCCGTCAAAGCCTTTGAAATAAGCATTGGGTGTACTTTTAGTGCGGCACTGAGCATGCCCTTAAATTTTTCTAAGCCATGGTCATCCATAGCCTTTTTCCACCGCGCTCCGGCCTTCAGATAATTTGGCTGTGGTAACTCATTGTTAAACTCGGTAGCTCCGTACTTAAATGCTTCTGCTCCCTTTGAGAAAGATTTAGCCTTGGCTACACCTCTCGCCCTTGCTCCTATTGGAGCCGCATTTATTCCGGTGAACTTACTTGCCACCTTGTTCACTATTGGTGACATGGTATTGCTCATTGTCCTTATCATTGCATCCACAACGGCACCCGAAACGTTCTTCTCAAGGGAGCCTGGATTCATTAAGTTCAATGGCATGTAGTCAGTTATCTGATGAAGGATAAATTTCTTCTCAATAAATTTCTCTGAGAACTTATCGTTGGCGGCGAGCATCTCTTTCCTTGCGGCATCCTTCTTATCTCTGAGTGACTGAAACTCCTTTTTAAAAGAATCGTCCTGCTCCGGTGTGAGCTTGCCTCCGTTCTCGGTCTTTGCGGCCTGCATCTCTTTTATTTTTAACTGGATGTCATCCTCTACCTTTTTGTAAGCAATACGCTTCTCGCTGTTTGCTTTTATTTCGGCTTCAAAGGACTCGTCGTATGCAGGTAATCCAACAACTTGAGCGTAAATATTCTTAACGTCGTCATTGCTAAGGATACCATCACTTTCGGCCTTTGCAAAAGACTTCCTTGCAAACTCTTTTTTCTGGTCATCGGAAAGGGTGTTCATCTTAGCGACGAACTTCTCTGCTTTCTTTTGAATAGATGTTTTTTTCTCTGAGCTGAATTTATAAGACTTTGAAACGAGTCCCTTTTCTTTTAACGCATTTATGATTGGGTCAGCAAAAGTATTGGGATCGAAGTTAAGGTTTGGGTGCTTAGACTTTATTTCGTTCAACGCAAAGCGAATAGACTCCGTTGGTTTCCCTCCGGTAGACTTAAATGCTTTTGAGAAGGCGTCGAGGCCATCGTTATACGCCTGTCCGCTTGTTTTTATATCGCATGGTCCCATACTAACAGTCTGTTAAATCAATTTTTAATGAGCCGACAATAGCATCGACATCTTTATTCCACTCTTCACCCATCGTTTGAGAGGCTACCCTTGCCAACTCTTCTTTTACAGCTTCTTCGAGGGACTTCTGAAAGTCAGATAAGTCTTTCTTCTGCTCATCACTAAGGTAAGTGTCCTGAACGCTACCCATGGAACTTTTTACAAACTCACGGATACCTTCTTCCGACAACGGCATTTTATTGGCCACTATCTGTTCAAGGGCCGTCTGCGTGGCTGCAATGTTTACGTTTTTATTTCTCTCAACAAAAAGATTTGCTGCCAGTTTATTAAAGGCGCTCTTTTGCATTTCGTTACCTTCACGCTGAGCGAGAACTCTCAGCCTGTCACCTATCTCGGCGGCGGCGGCGTTCTGTATCTTCGAGAAAAATGGATTATTACCGGCGATAATATCGTTAGCCACATCCTCAAGTTGACCGGCCTTTTCAATCTTATCTACAGCATCGGTGATGTAAGCAACAACCTTGTCAATCTTTACTGAATTGTAGTAGTTCTCTTGTTCTTCAATATTACCAACAATGTCCTCGTAAGACTTTTGGTTTTGCATGCGTGCCGCAGTCTTTTTCTTTTTTGTCTCGCCAAAAATATCTGGCTCGGAGACGTTATCTTGCTTAGGTTTCTCTTCATTCTCGACAGGTTCTTCTTTGGGTTCCGATTTAGATATGGCGTCACTGAACTTTTTCTCATCAAGCTCACCAGACTCCACAAGCTTTCTGTATGTAGGATGCTTCTTTACTTTCTCTATAGCTTTTGCTGTGGCCTCAACTACAGATACAGCACCGGCACCAACGTCAATAAGTTTATGCGTTATGTAATTGGCGAGGTCTATAAGGTCGGAAACAGTCTTCGGTGATATGGGAGCAACGGTGGAAAGGGTTATCTTATCGTAACCTTCACCAAGCAACTTCTCCTTTATCTTATTGAACATCTCCGAAGACTTTATCTTCATCTCTTCGGCGTCAATATTTTTCTTGCCTTGGTAGATATCCTTCACCTTATTTTTAAACTCGGTGTAAACGGGCCTTGATATTTTACCTTCCTCCTTCATCTTATAGGCGCGCTCAAGCATACCCATGAACTTTTTATCCTGAGCCTTAACGTCGGCAACCTTCATCGCCTCAATCTCATTGTCGAGCTTCTGTTTGTACTCAGGGGCATCCTTTACAATCTCTTCAGTGTCAGTTTCGGGAGCTTCTTCTTTTTTAGGTTCAGGAGCAGGTTTAACTTTGGCTTCTTTTGACTTTTTTATAAAAAAATCGCTATACTTTGGAGTAATTTGATTATTATCATCGCCTATATTTATTCTATTTCCGTAAACATTACCATCAACATCCCTGTCTACAATTATTGAATTAACTGTTGCTAAACTTAGTTTTCCAGTTCTTTTTGATTTATAGTAAATAATGTCACCATTCTTTAAATCAAGAGATTTTTTTAGTGAAATTGGTTCAAAGATAGAAGACTCTTTATCTTTTTTAATCTTAGAAATGGGTTTAGGGGCAGGTTCGACTTTAGCCTTGGCTTCTTCATCGGCTTTGGCTTTTGCGAGTTTGTCCGCTTCAGCCTTGGCTTTGGCTTCCGCATCCGCTTTACCTTTGGCGGCTAATTCTTCGGCTTGTTTTTTGCCGGCGGCTTCTGCCGCTAATTTGGCATCGGCAGCGGCTTTGGCTTTGGCTTCTTCATCGGCTTTTGCTTTCGCGAGTTTGTCTGCTTCCGCCTTGGCTTTGGCATCCGCTTCTGCTTTAGCTTTTGCTGCTACTTCTTCGGCCTGTTTTTTTGCGGCGGCTTCTGCATCCGCTTTGGCTTTTGCAGCAGCTTCTGTGGCGGCTTTCGCTTTGGCTTCTTCTTCGGCTTTGGCTTTGGCGAGTTTGTCCGCTTCAGCCTTGGCTTTGGCTTCATTGGCCTTTTTTCTTTTGGCAAGAATTTCTTGATTCTTCTCACTGAATTTATCAGCGATGACCTTATCCAAAAGCTTCTCTTCGGGAGACATCGGGCTTTCAATGTCAGGATTAGGATACAGTTCTTTTTTTAAGGCAACGAGTTCATCAACAGGTTTTTCACGATATGACTTTTCGGTATCCTCTATTGTTGGAGTAGTTTCAGCAGCCGGTTCCTGAGCAGGCGTTACTTCCTCTTTCACCGGTTCTTCAATCGTTGGATTAAGCTCTACGGTAGGAGATTTACTTTCACCGGGAGCTAGTCCCGTTTCTGTTTTGGCCGTTTTACTTTTCATCTCTTCCAATGCAGTCACCTGCTCATCGGAAGCAATCCCTTCATTAACGAGATCCTCAAGGAAAGAAATTTCATCCTGAGTATCCTGCTCGGCAGCCCTGTTCTCAAGGGTTATCTTTTCGGCGGCTTTCTTGCCGTCCTTTAAAGTCTTTTCAATTTTTTTGTCAATGTCATCCAATGACTTTTGCATGGCCCCACGTGTACCTTCGGAGATAGTCTCGTCAGCAATGGCAACCTCAATCTTTTTAGCTTTCTCGTTGAGTGATTGTATTTCCGATTTGCTCTCAGGTGTTATCTCACCCATAACCTTGTTCTCCTCGGAGGCAAGCATGGCTTCTTGCTCATTTAAGTCCTTGAGTTTATTGTTTAGCTCAGGCTTAACAGCTTCGGATACATCGGGGCTTTTAAGGTCGTTCATCACCTGCTCCTTTTGAGCAAGTATATCCTTGGCCTTCTCCTTGCTTTTACGGGTAACCATAACTTCAAGAGCAGCCGCCGGAGAGGTAGTAAGTCCACCACTTCCAAGTGCTACAAGGCCGGAGTCAAATACACCGTCCATCAAGTTCTTCTCAGGGTCAACACCGGCATACTTATCAAGTGCATTTTGAGCAAAGGTATTTGCCATCTCTGAAAGAACGTCTTCGGCGTAAATACCCAAGTACTTCTTCATCACGCTGCCGTAAGTCTTTTCAAACACTTCCTTGGCCGCCTCCTTGCCCAGTTCTTTTCCTGAGTCAAGGATAGTCTTCTTTATCACTGGACCCAGTTTACTGATACCCAACTCTTCAAAGGCCATCTCCATACCTCCACTGAAGGCAGCGAGAGCTACCTTTTGGTCTTCAGGCATATCGGGAGCCTCCTCGTCAAGTTGCCTTTTCTTATCGGCACCAAAGGCCGTTGCTCCCACGGCACCTGCGGCCACCGGAGCCGAAGCCATACCCATAGCCAATGCTATTGATGTAGGCAGTGATTCTATAATCTGTTCAGTAAGAAGGCTAAGCCCTTTGTCCATGTCCTTGGAGGAACCCATGGATATCCCTTTCGATAAGTAATCGGTAATATCCTTATCGTATATTTTGCGTTGCTCGTCATAAGAACGCTTTAGGGCGGCTTCTAATTGATTTACCGGAGAAACCTTATCAAAGCCTGTCTGCTCAGAAATTTGTGCGGCAGAGGGTGCATTTGGTATGCCGAATGGCTCATTGATAACCTTGTTGGTTATCGTTGAAGCAATATCGTATATGAAGCCAGGGGTCTGTAAAATTAAGGAGCCCGTTTTTACCATCCCCCTTGCCAAGGCTTCTTTTTTGGGATTTAAAGCTTGTTGCTTGGCGGCGATGTCAGTATCAAAGTTGGTTATGTCCTTTGGAGTTGTTTCCAATGGAGATGTCGCAGACCTCAATAGGTCTGTTTGATTTGCAGGTATCTCAAGTGGTTTTATTGGATCACCGGGCGTAAATTGTTTTTTCTCTCCGGTATCACCGGAAAGATAATCAATCCCCGATAAATCCGAACCGCCACTTGTTGATGCCGATGTAGAACCACCCGAAAGTAAAGGTGACTGTGAAGCTAAAGGTTCTTTTTTTTTTAAGTACTTTTCATTAAAGTCCTTTGCATAAGTCTCCACGTCAGCCTGTGAAGCTCCGTTTTGGAGCATCATGCGAATACCTTCGTCAAGTTTCTTTTTATGGTTATCGTCAAATTCAGGCATAGTTATTCAAATATAGGCATGCCGTCAGCGCCAATGCCCTTGTATTTTTTTCCTTCTGTTGTTTTAGTAACCCTCTTTTCATTGGCTTTCTTAGCATACTCCTCAGTTTTCAGTCGCATGGACTCGTAATCCTTGCCTTTCTTATCGGCCTCACTGAATATACCGGCAATCTTATCGGTGCTAAAGTAAATTGTTTTTTGCTCACCGGGCTCAGAGATAACGTTTCCTTCGGCGTCCGACATCTCTTTCTTTGGAGAGGCCACGTTAAAGATAACAGCCGGCTTCATTTCGATGTCGTCGGTAGTTTCATAAACACCTCTCTTTTTCACGGCGGCAACTTCCTCATCGGTGAGGAACCTGTTTTCTTTTTTGTAGAAAGGCTTTACTCCTATACCTTGAATGTTACCTTTTACGTAACCCGTTTCTCCTCCGGCCACAGGCTCGCCATCGGCAGAAACCATGTCTTTGGAAACAGAGAATTTAAGTTCTTTCTTTTGATCGTCTGCATTTGCAGGGACATAATGCTCGGTGAATGAGTTTACCGTATTGCCACGCGAAACAACTTTTTCACCCGACTCAGAGACAACGCTCTTGTCGTCGTATGTACCTCCCTTGGGAAGTGTTTTTTGTTTTATGTCGAGGTCTTTAGTTTCTTTCTTCCAACCGGTTAAAGCTTTCCAGTTCTTCTCAATGTATTCAGGTGAGTACATTGAGCTTCCCTCGTAAATTTTCTTTAAATCCTCAAGGCCCGCAGCCTTCATCTCAGGAGAGAGTTCCTCAACGTGCTTTTTGAAAATCTTTATCGCTTCGGGGCTGCTTAAATCCTTCACGTCCGCCTCCGCCATCTTATCGGCGGTCATCGTTTTTAAAACATCTTGGGCAGCATCACTAAATTCCATGTCCGCGTCCATCTGTCTTAACTTAACACTGAGGTCCTTAAACTTTGGACTCGATGGATCGAGGGAGGCAAGCAATTCATTTTTTGTTCTTATAAGCGATGGGGAAATTACGGCTCCGTCGGCAACCCTCTTTTCGATACTGGCAATCTTATACACAACGGCATTGCCATTCTCCGCAAAGTCACGGAAAGATTTTTCCTTGGCCCAAAAGTCAGGGTTGTTCTCAAGAATGTATTTGGCCTTGTACGGGTCTCCCTTAGCTGCCTTCACAGCTTTATCCCAAGACTCGTTTATATGTCCAAAATATTTTTCTGTTAAGTTCTCATTTATGTTTACAAGCTTGGATGAAGGTGCTTTAAACTGACGTCTAAAGGTATCCAGTTGCTTAGCCTTTTCAAAGGCGGCCTTTTGTATTGCAGTATCACGTGCGTCAAGCATACCTATAGGAGCCAGTGCGCTTCCGGGTGCAAATAAAGTAGTGCTTCCTATTTCGCTTCCTGAGTAACCACCTACAGCAACATTTGAATTGTAACCTGGGAAATAGTCACCTTGCCTCAACAGTCCGCGTGATGGCGATTGGTTCATCTCATCAAAAGCAGCCATCTCTTCAGGTGACATGTTGAAGCCGGAAGAAACATCGTCGATGTTTACTTGAGGACCTGTATTTATGTTGTTTAGATTTGAAAGTATTTCCTTTGTATCTGGCATTACACTAAGGCTTCTGTTGGTTCTTGAAAATTCATTAAGTCTCCACTGTCAGGGTTTAACGTAGGGTCTCCAAGAACACTTTGGCTGGCATCAAAGGTATCAGTACCCATTGGCATTTGTGCTTGCGGTTGCTTGACAAGGCTTAGTAATCCCGCTGCTCCGGTGGCTAAGTTCTGTGAGGCCGCCGTCTTTTTACGGGCGTACTCAGCGCGCGCTTGCTTAGACCTGTACATTTCAAGTTGAAGCTTACGTGCCGATATTTTGTTGAGCATACCCATGTACATATTATCGTAGCCCATTTGTTTATTTTGGCCTATAGCAAGGGCTTGGTTCTTCGCTTGAGAAGCCATTTTGTTGGAAGCCAAAAGGCCCTGAATTACGGAAGCGGTATCACCGCCACCTGCCTCAATGATTGCTTGATTTGCGTTTGCGGCTCCTGCATCGGCGGCACTAATACCTTCGGCTACATCAGCACCGGTGGAAATAGAATTTTTCTTCTGTTGTATCTCAGCTAAAAAGGCAGCCTGGTTAGGATCAACGGCCTCCGGCATATTGGACTCAGCCTTTTTCTTTAGCTTGTTGGCCTGAATAGTTTGAAGGAGTCCTTGCGAAACGCTTAACGCGGCTCCTGCGGCGGGACCTCCAAGTACTGTTGCTGCTACGTTTGTTAAATTTGATAATCCAGACATTATGTTTTGATTTTTTTGTACTGCACAGCGAAATCGGTAATACTAAATTCCTCTGCTAAATTATGAATAATTCTCGTTATAATCAACCTTTCTTGAAATCTTGGCTCATTAACGTCAACGGCAGTATTTATCCTTGGCACATAATACTCATATCCACCGTAGTCTTTTATCCTTGAGTCAGGAACAGAACACTGAATAGTATTTGCTTCAAGTTGATCCACCGACTTAAAGAAGGCTACCTCAAAAGGCTTCTTTGAGGCGTTTAACCTCCATCGAATAAATTCTTTATCTGCGGATGGGTCCGGTGCGGAAGCAGTCACAGCGACAGCCTCTATAGGTTCTCCATTAATTTCGTATCCTACGTTAAGCTCAAATGTTTCACTATCTCTGTGTCCATAGGACTTGTTGCCTATGGAAGTGTACTTCTGAAAATCAAAAGCATTGGTTCCTATCCAAGTGTTGTTCTTTTGACTAAATACAAAGGTAGTGGTCTCTTCGTCGATGGTGATGGTAAGGTAGTACTGCTGCTTGTAAACATCGTAGAAAGCAGACAGTTTGTCATAGTTACCGGACGCAAGGAAAGACACAGCTTTCTTGTATAACTTGGAGTGATAGTTCATTCTTCCAATGTCGATAACCTCGTTACCCATAAGTCGGTAAAGAGATTCATTGTTTGGGAAGAATATAGCGCTTCTTTTTGCTTGGGCGCCGCCTTCAAGTTGTACAGGCACCTCGTTCTCTGCAATACCATGCCACAGGTCACCGGGGCAACCGATACTTTTTGATATCCAGTACTCACCGCCGATAAAGCGGTCTGCGGCCATATAGCCTACATCACCGCCATTGAGGTCGGATAGAATGGTTTTACGCGTTAACATCAGGCATATTCCACCTTCACAAATGGCGTATATGTTATCCCCTTTATCGGTATTATCAATCCAAAGGTAGTTTATACGTCCCCTTCCATCCTCGATGTCGTAGCTGTTGTTTGCCGGGAATGTTTTTAGTCCCGGTGACACCTGATTGTTTAAACCTCTTCTGAGGCTCCACATACTTCTGTTATGGTACATTGTGTTCTCGTCGGTACCAAAGGCAGGCTTAGAATAATACTTCACCGGAGGCATTGATGAGTAGTCGGGATTTATGTTTTGGATGAAGCGGAACCCACCCCACTTCCAAATATCCTTTTCATCGGAGCCATAGTCATCAACGTAATCGTCGAAGATATGATTCTCAATAATCGTCTTATCTACGTCCCATCGGTTTGGCCTGATGACGTAATTAGTCTGAGGGAAGAACTGATTCTTTCCGGCTCCGTTGTATGCAAGGTGTATCGCTGAACGGGACTCACAGGTAAACATAACACATAACTGGCGTATGTAACCAAGAGTAAACCACTCCTTATCCTGAACAGCATTAATAGAGGCTCCGGCCTTTCTTATGGTATAGTAACGCGGGTTGATTTTAAATGTCTTGTAAGGAAGTCCGTTACCCCAAGCAAACTGATTTTCGGCTGCGTCATCACGAGCGCTTGCTTGTCTGTCTATTGGAGCAAAGATGGACTCACCGATAAATGTATCACCTCCAAATACACGTATAGGAGCCGTCTTATCGTATCTCACCATGATAAAGCTTTCTGCCGGCGGTACCGACCCGGTAACGTCAAAGTTTATCGTCCAAAAGCGGCTTTGGTCATCTACGTTTGTATGTGTATAAACACCGTAAACATCACCGTTGTAAGTGCCGGTGAAAGATATGGCGGCCTTTATAGCGTTTATCTGAGCCGTTGTTTTAAACGTTACGTTGAGCCACTTCTGAACTGTTCCATTGGCAAGCTTTACGTATACATACCTGTCTGTAGAAGCTCCGTATCTCGTTGAGTCGGGGGCAGGGATGCAATCTTCCCACCTCTCATCAACGAGAGGAAACGACTGATTTGCTTGTCCATTAGACTTTCCGATTATAGACTCAAGTTTTTGGTAGTGTGATGTGGCCATGTACCCTTGAGCATCGGTGTCTTTTACGGATGCTCCGGTACGCACAATGTTTACTACGTAAATAGGCTCAGTGAAATTTTTATTTCCGGCATCACCGAAGTTAGTCTCCGTAACATCTCCGGGGTATACGTTTGCATATACATCACCCTCGGTAGTTATTTCAATGTAGTTGCCGCGACCTTCAGACTTTCTCTTAACTTGAGACATGCTGAAGTATCTATTTCCTTTCTCCGCAGTACCACTAAAAGAAGTGGGTGCCGAGCCGGTATTTCTGTACAGTTGGTAATCGACATACCTGAATCCATCAGATCCACTTATTCCAAATCCACTGGACTCACCGGGATTAATCAATGGGCCGGAGGCAAGGTCGCGTATCATCCTTACGTAAGATATCATGTCCACGCAGCGATCTCTTTGCTTTTCGATAAGGTTATCCTCAGCAGAATAGTACTCTGAGAAGAAACCCAAAGGAGACACAAACTGTAACTGGTAGTTCTGTGGGTTGTCAATGATGTCGTTAAGCGTTTCACTCGATACTATGCTGTGGTCGATGTCGGGGCTGTAGAACCAAAATTTATTTGTTTCCTTGCCACCAAGGTTGTCATTACCAACGGCGTTAAACTTGGCCTGTATCATTGAGTAGTAAGCAATTCCCTGACACACTACTCTTCCGGCGGAAGGAGTTCTTACAATAGAAAAAGCTTTTGCCCATTCAGGGATATTGTCTACGCCGCCAATCATCATGCCCATGCTGAAATACCTTGGAGCAAATCCTACAGGTGTATAGTCGCGTACATTTGAATCCTCTACAGGCACAGGGCCAGTAAAGATGTTTTCGGTAGAAACCTTTGTGTTTACTATAAAGTTGTGACCGGTTACATCGGTGTCATTTTCTCCTACTGGGCGGAATGGTTGGTATGAAGTAGATACGTTGCTCAGTGAGTCAACGCGAGCACCGTGATTTTCAATCTCTGCATTTGTCTCATCACAGTCCCAGTTCACTCCAAATGGAGATTTTACTTTTGTACCGGTAGTTCCTGTGATGCGACCTCTTTCAATAATATTTTTAAAGTCACACTTGGCGGCCTTAGCAACCGCTTCTCCAAGGTCAAAAACCTCATGCGTGGAGTCAACGGTGCTGATGGCTGTCGTTGCCGCCTTCACCACATTGTCAAATGAATAATTTTCGGTGTTTGTGGATATAGGATCTCTTCTGTTTGGAAACTGATAGTCTTTGAGGTCCGGTATCTTTGAGGCGTATCCACTGTTACCTACACAGTCGTAAAAGTTAACTGCAAATCCTGCCTTCTCACCACGCATCTCACTTCTGCGATACACGGCGTTCCAAGGGTCTTTATGTCCTGCCTGACCAATAGTGTCAATCACCGGAAATCCTTGCTCTCCATTTATTTCAATAAACGTAGGGTCAGCCTCCTTGGACTCCACCTCGATATCAGAAAACACAAGTCTCCGGTCATAATACTTAACGGACCCTGCGGACTTAATGTGTGCGAGCTGACGTACTTGATCGGTTTCAGAAACGTCTATGTTTACATTGGACTCCTGAAAGTCTATGTAATCCTTAACGCTTATTTCTCCTGGGGCGATGGCTATCTTAGCGACAATCTTTCCGTTTGGAGTGAATGTTATTCCGGCGCCTTGGTTATAGGCAGTCCTTTTAATTTCAATGTAATCGTAGTTGTACAGGTTTGTTACCCTGAAGCGTATCTTTGGAGCAAAAGAAGTTACCGACTCAGTATTGGGGTCCGAGCCGTAAGTTTTTACCCATGGGTACTCTCTGCTATTTGTCGATAGCGACTGAGGTATCGGTATCATTGGCGTGGCCTGAGAGAAGCTTGTTTTGTCTCCATCTACAGTTGAGTACCTTAGTTCGTACTGATAATTTCCTACGGGGCCACCGCCGCCGCCGCCTACATTTACAAGCTCAATAAACATCGGCATGTCGAGTGCCGACTGAACGTTTATATTGTAAAGCTTTGCGTCGAAAGCAGTGAAGTACTTGTCCGTTGATACCGACGATACCATGTCAGCAACATCAAACACAAAAGGAGTTATTCCCCTTCCGGCAACAAAGACCTCGTTATACGAAGACTCGCTTTTGTCGAGTTGCAGATGGTTATTCTTGGTGATGTTAAATCCTACTGAAGACAATACCACGACACCATCCACGCGGACGATACCCGGTTGTCCTGTAGTACTTCCCCAAAACTCAACAAGGTAGTTGTTTACTCCAATAGAGCCTACGCACTCATACCCTGAGTAGCTACCTGTGTTGGCATACAGAAGTTGCTCTCCTTTTATTTTGTTTAGCTTACCGGTTTTTCCGTCGTTGGAGGTAGGCTCCATATTATGAGCATCAAGGTATACTCCGGACGCCTCATTGGAAAAAACGATTTCCTGAGCATTGTCGTAGTTAGCTCCTGAGAAAAATGTCTGTATTTGAGAGGGATGATTTTCTGTGAACATACGTTATCTTCCTGTTGCCCACCCTCCTCTGGATAGGTAGTGATTTAATTCATTTCGCTGAGACTCATTCATTGACCGGGCGAGCATTATAGCTTCGTGCCATGACCCTCTTACTCCGTTCTTATCAAGCCTGTTTGAATAAATTTGATGTAAGTACTGAAACACCTTTGCTTTCTCCGGCTCATTGGCCATCCTGAAGCGAAGGGCCGCCTCGGTGATAAAGTCTTCAATGGCCGTTTTAAAGTAAATAGGGATTATAGGAGCATCAAAAGCACTTGAGCCCGTTCCACTATAATGAATATGTATCATGTTACCGGCGCCCCTACAATTAGAAGATAACATCAGCTTATTCATCTGAATGTTATAGTAAAGAAGGTCTAAGCCAACATCTTGGTCTTCGGGGATATTGTCGGTTATGATTGAATTTGATTGGAAGATAGGATCATTTCCATTGTTCCACTTATTGTTTGCAATGCTTCCAAATCCTTGGGTATAGTAATTATTTTTCCAATACACCTTTTTAGATTTCTCGATAACGCACTCTGTTCCTGAGAATATGTAAACGTTCTTTACGGAAAAGCAATCATCGGGTAGATCCACCGACAACCCTCTTTCCGGGAAAGGAATATTTTGACGTTGCTCACTGAAGTGAGAGGCCATGTTTAGGTCTCTGAAAGCATCGCGTATCAACGACATATAAAAACCCTTTGGAAGGTAGTCAAATGATATGTCACCGGCATTACCGGCAGCGTTAAATATAAGGCTTTGTGGTGTTACGTAGTGGCCTGTATTCATTACTCGTTATTTTGGTTTACGCTCGCTATTTTTGGTATCTGCTTTGACTGGGGGTTTGAGGCGTCATCGTCCCCATCATTTGTCTTATCGCCAGGGAATAAAAACGAGAAGCGCGCAAGGTCAACAACAGTTCTCTTTAAATCCGAAAGAAGCTCGTCAGGGAAGAAAAACTCCTTGTCGAGGTCTATCTTTTCAAGTGGGCTGATAGTAAGCATTAACCCGGCCTCAACGTATTCAACGGGAACATTTTCTATCCCTACGATGTAAACGATTGGACCCATGCGATAAAAGTAAGGGTCTGAGGCGCTCGGTGAAGTAAATTCGTTTAAGTTGAGCCATTGTATTTGAGCCGGCTTTATTCTAAATATTGTCTTCTTGTGAAGTTCCGGTATCGTTTCATTGGGGTCATAGTACGCAAGGAACTCAATACCCTTATCGCGGTCAAAGTCAAAAATAGCTTCTGGTATACGGATAAACTTTCTACCCTTTACAATTTTAGGGTCTGAATTATCGGGGGCGGTTTCTACGGGGATACCTGCAAATGGAACAACAAAGGCACCTGAGTCTCTTTTCTGATTGTGCTGACCAAGCATCTTATTGGCCACGATGATTACCCAGTAAGCTATTTGCGCTTTACCGACAACCTTATCATCGAATGTCTGCTTTATCGTTGTCCTTATCTCATCGACAACTATTCGTAATCTTTCGGCCATTATCTAAACAGTGAAACTAATCGGTTTATGTTTTGAGAAGTAACACCATAAAGATTAGTTCCATCTGACTGCTTTTTGGAAATACCGTTAAGTGTAATCTCAGTTATCAACTCGGTCAGTGATTCAGGAAATTCAATGGTATCGTTCACCGTTGATACCGGCGTCGGATATTTTAAGTAGGCCATGGCCACAAGTTCATTTGCTACTGCCGGGCGAATCGTTATCTTAACCTGATCGGCACCGGTATTGTAGGAAGTAGAAGAGTAGTTTGCAAAGTCAAGGTATCCATACTCAGCAAGTCCACCTTTAAGGTTACTGTTACCGGCCATGAAAACATTGTCTTCATTGTCATTCCACTCCTCAAAAGTAAGTCTCCTGGCGGAGTGTACACTTGATACAAATGAAAGGTCTTCTCTGAAAATAGACTCCTTATCTTCCTTGGACCCTTTACCAAAAACGTTCTTACTTGTCTTTGGCTTTGGGTACACGGCAAATAAAGTCCATAAAGAATGACCCACCTGAGCTTTATTGAAGGCTACACGCGAATACAAGTCGGCCTGCCATACTTTTACGTATGTTAGGTCTCTTAGTACTTCAGGGGCGATTTTTTTCTGTCCAAAGGCTTCGTTTAACCAAGAAACAAGTATCTCTACAGCTCCGTTTAAGTTGGGCTTTATGTCTTGGTTGAATTTATATCTATCGGAATACTCGTCGTCCAATGCGGCAAGAACTCTCTTCTGTATTTCAAGGACTTGAATAGACATGTACAAATATACATTTTTTTAATTTACAAATAAAAAAAACCCTTGAAATCTCAAGGGTTTTTTATTAATGATCTTTTTAAACTAACACTGCCGGATGGACTTATTCAAAATGTGAATCTTTTCGTTGGTTTTGGCGGTTGAGTTTTTGTATAGATTAGCCGAAACATATCTGACTCGCCTATAACTCTGTTCTACCGGTTTTCCAACGGTTACCTTTTCGGAGCTAATGGTTACAACACTTGCATTGAGTTCATTACTCGTGAGTAAATAACTGCCCGGATTTTCATAGGCAACTGCTTCAAACACGTAGCTGTCAACAACGCAAGCCACTTCTGTTTTCGACTGAGAAAAACAATCCTCTTTAAATTCGCTTTTACACGAATGATAATTGCTTCCCGTGACGCTTAATGCAAACCCTACTAAGAGAAACATTAAGATTTTGATTTCTTTTTTCATTATTGCAAATTTAACTATTGTTATTTAATAAAGCAAACTTTTTTAATCTCGGCTTCCGTTGAGCAGTAAAGCTTCTTTGTCAACCATGGCGATTTTGTTTCTTGCCGCCTGAACATTCTGCTTGTCCTCGGCCTCCCACATCTTCATGGCGATGTTACCTCTTAAACTGGCAACGTCTTCGGATTTTTGGATACCGTACTCATCGGCTCTTTTGTATAGGTCGTTGAGATCCATGCTTTTGAGGTACGACATAATCTCCGCTACGCGTGATGCCTTTTGAGCATCCAGGTTAGCCATAGACTTCGACGTTTCATAGAAGTATGACCCGTAGAAAGAATGTTCTCTGAGCCACTCAATTTCCTTTTTGCTGTGGCTTCTGTACATGGAGATATGCGAAATACCATCGTACTTACCTTGCTGAATACGGCGCGAGGTAGCCCACTCAAAGAAGATAGATTTTTTATTAAATGGAAGTCTTACAGGGACACCCTTACGGATATCTCCGGAGATAACGTACCCTGAGAAAGGTGCAAAGAAAGCAACGCCTTCCTTAACGTAATCTTCGACAGGGATGGCCTCTTCCTGAACACCCTGGCTGTAATCAATGTCTTTTTGGTTTTTTGTAACTACTTGAAGAATTTCTTTAAGTTGTTCACCGGTGATGCCGGCAGGTAGCTTTTCCTGCGCAAGCTCTCTTTTTTTAAGCTCTTCGAGTTCTTCTTTGAGCCTTTTCAATTCGGCAAATAGGTTTTGCTCTTCTACCTTTTCATTTTTTTCAGGTCCACTATTAGGAACATCTTCTTTTTTCAGAGTCATGTGTTTTTTCTTTTTAGTTATTAAATAAGGGGGACGCTATTAACGTCCCCCTTTATTGATTACTGGATGTCTAAAGAGAAAGATGCCAGTGGATTGTTGAATTGAAGTGATAAGTTCGCTTCAACCCAGAAATCTTGGAATCCTTCGCGGGTACCCTTATCGCCTTTGTCCAAGGTGCTTCCTGAATCCATCATTGGCAATCCCTTCATTTTCACAGGAGAGATTGATTCCAAGTCAAGAACTAAAAGCTTTCTTGACCATGATGCAGGGAAGCATGAACGTTCCTTGAACAGTTCACAAGGTACCGGTACAAACTTCATTGTTCCAAACTTGAACTGGTCAAGGTTCATGGAAGCAATGTTGTCGTTTGGAGCGTAACGAATTTTGTCGTCCTTGTAAACTTTGGACAATTCGTAAAGCATCTCGTCAACACCGAAGATGAAACGGGTGCCACCAGCTTTTTTGTAGTTGGTTTTGAAGGCAAGGGTTTCAAAGTCAGAACGCAATGCGGCCAATGAAGGAGTTCCTTTCATTGATCCGGCGGCAGTCATGGTAGGTAAGATACCACCCATTGTTTTACCGGAAACACCGGTAGAACGAGTGAACTCACCGCGAACACCATTGAAGAACGAAACGAAAAGGTCGGTACGCAACTGCTCAATTTTTTCTTGCTTGTCGAGCTCAAGGTAATTGGTGGTGCCTTGGTTTTTCCACTTCAGCAACTCCACTTTACCCCAACGCTGTGCGCGCAAGAACAACTCGATGTAGTTGTAACGGGTGATGGTTTCCATTCTGTCAAAGTGACTGAATGTCGATTCGCCGTCAGCATTAAATGCCGATTTGATAGCGAAAACATCACCGGCTGTTACGGCAGGTAATCCCTTACCTGTTTGGGAAGCAACGGTAACATTGGTACCACTCACAGAACGGATGATACCCATTGTTCCATCGGGATAGAAAAAGGTATCGTTAGGCACAGCTCTTTTTACGGAGTCGGCGGTCACCGGAATGGTTTGGGTCACCTCTGCGCCTGCTGAAGCGTTAGCTGCGGCTACACCTGAAGCAGCTTCCATTGGAGTGCGTCCAAATGTTTTTTCAAGGAACTCAAACTCATCCGATCCGTACTCCATAGGAGTCTTCTCGAAAAGCAATTTCAGGGCGTAGTACTGTTCAGGTACAGCCGAGTAAATGAGTTTTTGAATGGCCTTCTGTAACAGAATGGTTTCTGTTACGTTATTGGCTGTTGCCGAGTCGTTTTGATAGTTTGACGACTGCGGATTAGCTTGGACGTTACCGTATGGTGATCCGCCCGCGCCTGGTTGGTATGTTCTATTTGACATAGATGGGGTTAGGTTTTAGATTTTTAAAAGGTTTTTTGACTTTGCTTTTCGAGTCTTTCGAGCTCTTCCAGCTTTTGTTTTGTCTCTTCTGAAATCTGTGGTCCTTTTCCTCCGGTCTTTTGAACCGGTTTTGTCGTATCTGCTGATCGAGTAAGAAGCTCTTCGTTGATTCTTGTCTCTGTCTGCGATGACGCTATTTCCATCATTGTCGATATTTCGCTTTTTCCGTGCATGAGCATCAGCAGCTTTTCGGCTGCGTCTTCTTTTGCAGTTCCATCACTATTAAAAACGAGATTGAGAACACTTTGAGGGCCACCTTCAAGGATTTCTTTGACGCTTGTTACAACGCCTTCATCCGTGTCAGGGAAGCTCTGCTTTAGATAACTCAAGGAATTGGTTATGGCTTTTTTTGAGGACTCAAGTCTTTCTTGGGCTCTTTTTGCTTCGCCAACACTCTTGTTATCGTGTGCCTGTTTCTCTATTTTAAATTTATCGAGAGATGCTTGTTTTGCTATTTCTAATGCTTGGGACGGAGTTTCCTCCGCGAAGTCAGCATCAGTGAACTTGTTTGGAAAGTAGTAGTTCACTAAGGCTTTGGCGTCCTGCTTCTCTGCCGGCTGCTTGAAATCAAACGGAGCCTTTTGAAGCAACACCTTACGGAAATCTTCCCCTGACAAGTGAGCCTTTGCAGCCTCAACAAACTCAGAAGGGAGCAATTCTTCCCATAGCTTTTTAAAATTGATATTTTCTTCTTCCAGTTTCTCGGCGTTTTGAGCCTTCACCCGGAATTTATCTACTGATTCAAAGAACTTTGGGACCTCCTTAATGTCTTTTAATTCAATCCCATATTTTGACTTTACTGCCACGAGGATGTCCTCCGGCTTTTCAATAACTAAATCAGATCCTTTTTTTGGCGCCTTTATTCCAAGGATACTTTTCTTTTCTGTTGCCGGCGGAGTTTGTTTTTTAGAGTCCGCCTCATTTCCTTCGGCACCACTTTTATTCTCTTCACCTTCGGCCCCTTGACCTTCTGCTCCTTCGGCACCGTTACCTTCACCTCCGTTATTTTCAGTGCCACCCTCGGCGCCTTCGGTACCTTGGTTTTGGTTTTCTTGGCCCTGCCCTTCTCCACCGGAAACTTGTCCTTGGGTGTTGTTAGGGGTTACTTGCTTTTCAAGTTCTGAAAGTTCTTCTTCAGATAACAATCCGCGCATCGCTTCGAGTCTCGGATTTGAGTTTACTTGTAACTGTTCGTTGTTCTGATCTGGCATGGTCTTTAATTAGAATGATTCTAAATAGTGATTGCAAATATAACTTGTTTTTTGATTATTTACAAATTATTTGCTTTTTTTATTAAAATATTCTCAGCTTTTTTGTTTGTGCCTGCAAATTTACCGAGCTGCTTTATAACCTCATTTTCCTGCTTTGCTTTTAGTTCAGTGAGGTGTTTTATGTCTTCCCTCGCTAAAGCTTCGTTTTCGGCGTCTATGGACATCTGTTGTTCCATCTCTGCCTTTTGCATTAATTGCTGCTCTTGGGCGGCGGCATTTTTCTGGCTCATGCGGCTTATTTCCTCCTTCTCGGCGGCGTATTCACGGATAGCCATGGCAACCTCATCCGGGTTGGACCTACCCCAAAGGGAGGCGGCTCTCTTATCGTCGATCATCATTCTGTCTTTAAGTAACAGTATCATTTGGTCGGCCTGAGCAGCGAGCATCTCATCAGAATTTTCTCTTTTTATGAATACCCTGAAATCTTCGGTACGCATATCCTTGGATATACGGATAATTTCGGCACCTTCATCTCCAACGGCAATGGCGAGGTTTCTCTCGTTATCACAGTATATACGTTTACCTACGGTGCATATCGACTGAAAGCACTGGCGGTAAATTTGAGTTATGGCATTGTAAAAAGGCTCCTGCATCAAAGAACCCCTTTGTATCATCAGTTGGGTAACACCAACGAGCTGATCGCTTCCCGTAGACTCTCCTTTCAGAGCATCGTTCACCCCGGTCATCTTTTGGGTATAGCTTTTCATGGCGTCGATGATATTGAATAGCACTGTGGTGCCATTCTTCACCGTTCCGTCGTATGAGCCGATAACGTTTTGCACTCCGAGGCCCTTCGTTCTCACTCCTATAGGACGGGACTGATTTATGTCCATTAAGAGTTGTTTTTCGTCCTCCACCAAGTCTTTATCATAAACGGTGCCTGAACCCCTTGAGTTGTTCATTTGGTTCTCAGCGATGGAGAGCGTTCTGTTTATGAGCCTTTGTGGGTCAATAGCATCATCAACGGGACTCATTATCTCCCCGTCAATGTACCCCCAACAATAAACCTTGTAAGGGGACTTCACGCTGTTGTACTCCATTGTTTCAGTCTCTTGGTATGGAGCTATCCCCCAGTTACCAATGATATCTGTTAGAGCATCTCTTTCGGCCTGACTTTCAGTTACCGACCCAAGTATTTCCTTTGGAATTATCTGACAAGTACGGAGAACGTCAAAGTACCTTTTTTTCTTTATCTGACCTCCAAGGGCTCTTTTAGCTTCTATGGTGTCAACTTTTACGAGGTCTTTGTCGGTGTATCGCGGTGTTGTCTCTCCCTCGTATACGTAGTTGATTTTTGTCAGTTTATTGTAACCATACTGATCCTTCACATAGCCATACTCTTCAACCTCGGTATCTCTCCAATACATTGTAAATAATGGCACACGGCCATTGTTCATGCGGCTTGTTTTGCCGTTTATTGTGAATCCTTGACCTGAGTATAACCTGGCGAAGTTATCAACAGCTTTTTTCTGCTCGGCGGAGAGGTTCTGACAAATCTCATATATTTCCGGTGGCGTAAGCTCAACGAAGTCACCCCAAAAGGCAGCATCGCTGTGGTCATTCATGATGCAGCTATTGTCAAATAAGTAGTTCTCTGAAGGAACGATTTTAAACTCTTGGTGTCCAGCGTACTCAAAAGTCTTTATTACAGCACACCCGGAAAGAGCCATCTCTTCGGATATCTTGTCCTGAGTCTCAATAAACCGGTTACGCTCAGAAACGTATCTGAGTAAATTGTTTATCTGACGAACATATTTATCTACGTAGGTATTTCTGAATATAGCGGCTGTCTCGGCCTCGTTGTCACCAACGGGTAAATTCTTCTTTATTTGCTTAGCAAATGGGTTGGATCCATCGTTGGCCACTTTGGTGAAAAGCTTCATCCTCCCAAGCTCTATCTCCCTTCTGTTTATTGACATTGGGGATACTGACTTTGCTCGGTAGCTTATGTTCATTCTTATGGCGTTTCCACGATACTGAATAATCATGGGCCTGATGATGTTGTCAACGACAGAAAGACGGTTCCTATCCTCGTTGTTATCATCCTTGAGGAATGTGTCTATGTCTTCCTTATCACTCCATTGGTTACCAACATAGAAACGCTTGTTTTTTTCTATTTTATTGAGCCAGTTGGTGTGTTTGTAGTTATTGCACTGGCCTATGCAGTACCGCGCGAACTTAACGTGATAACTCTCGTCTTTCGATGAGTTTATCATTTCGGGGCGCTGCTCGGAAGGGGTTAAGTAAAACATTATTTTTTCTTTTGGTGGTATTTATCTATTGGCTTTATTCCTGATTCTGTTTTCTTTTCCACTATTCCAAATCCATCCTCAAGCTGTCTCAGTATGTCGGGTAACGTCTTTGATGCTGTTGTTACGATGTCTATGTACTGCTTCTTTGCTGACCAATCCACTTCATCGTCACCATCCTTATTTTTAAACAAGAAATCTTTATCAACATCTACGTTGATAATCTTTTCCATGTTGATGAAGGCTTTCTGCATCATGCTTTTGGCCATTACCCTTGCGTCGGGAGAAAATCTTTCAAATCGACGTATGGCCACGCGTACCTCATCTGGTAGGTCGTTGCTTGCGTACTGTTGTACCTTTTCCTTGTTGCCTTTAAATGCTTTTGAGGCGGCTGAGCGTAGTCGTATGTAAATGTCAGCATCCTTATCTACCGGGGAGCCGTCAATACCCATGAGCCATGAGAAATAGATATCCTCATGACTCATATTTTTGAAGTCAGGGTCTTGCGCCAGCTCTGGGTGTGAGCGCATTATAGACTTACCGTTCTTTGGCCCAAAGAGTATCGGTAGATCATCTTTTTCGTCTTCGACCATTTACTCTATTCTCTTTTTTACTTGAACCCTTGAAAGCTTGTTGTCTGCACCGCGAACCATCTTGTATTCGTATACGTACTTTGACTTTGACGACGATAGGTTCTTGGGCACAAGCTCAGGGAAGCATAGTTCAGCACAAATATAAGCATAAGTTGCTGAAAATAAAGTATCATCCATAAAATGTTTCCTATTCACCGGCCCCCACATCTGCTTACCATTCTCAGACACCTTGCAGGTGAATGTCTTTAGCTGCTCGAATATCACGGGGATGTAAATGTTGCCGCCGTAGAAGTTTATCATTTCAAACATCCTGTGAATGATGGCCTGATTACGCTGTCCTTTGTTATCTATACCGACCCCTTCATTTATCGTTGTGTTGTTTTGAAGGATGTCCGGTAGTTGGTAATTGAGAACGAGCTCCCTGTCAAAGTTTTTATTTTTGAGGTAGTCGGTGTAAGAGCTTCCGATGTTGGACTCAAGGAGTTCGTGAACTCTCTTTTTTGTTTGGCTTGTATTGTAGTACATTCCCAGGAGCGTTGCCTGAAGGAACACCTGTGGGTAGTCGGGCACGCGCCAGTCGAGTACCGCCGACAGTGTTTTAAACTCCTTGTCCCATATAGATGATGAGAAGTTAGAGCTTCCGGTGTACGTAGCTATGGGGTCAGTCCCTTGGAAGTATCTGTTTACCCATTCTTTTGATGGGTGCATGAATATCGTTACGGAGGCTCTTCTATCGAAGTCATCGGTAGGGATGAAGTTAACGCCAATTATTTTGTAAGGGACATCGGATCCTTCGGGCATAGGCTGCGCTGTGTCGTATACCGGTTCAAAGTATCCCCTTTCGTATAGGGCCTGTCCTTTTTTGAAGTTACGGGCCTCTCTTATACGCTTGAGCTCACGCTCGATATACTCATCATCAACGAGTGTCTTTGCTGACGTTCTGAACACGTCGGATAGCGACCGTGGCCACGACTGATGAAATTCAGTTATGTGCTTCTTGGCGTCGGGGTCCTGCTCGTTGTTTCCCTTGGCGTAGGCCACAGCTTTCTCTCTCTCGTAGTCGGCTTCAGTAGCTCCAAATCGGCATGTCCAGTCAAGGAAAATAGGAACTATGGCCGAGGAGAAGTCTCTCTCTTGCCATTGCTTCATGATGGCCATGAACTCGGTCTCAAAAGCTTTTCCGCCCTTTTCCATCTCACCACCCGTTCCCCAGAACCAAAGGCGGCGTTTTATCTCCATCTTTTTTGTTTTGGGGTTTGTCCACATCATCGTTGGACGGGCGTTGCCTATCATGATGCCAAGGATACCGATATTCCCGGCCTCGTCAATTTTTACTTTCTGTGGCGCTCCCCCGGCAATGGCCGTTCTCTTTGGTGCTACTACCAATATTTTTGAGCCTACCCCTTCCTTTTTACCTTTTTCTGTTTTATAGCCTATCTTAAAGAGGTTATCGCGTTCATTGAGTACGTTGGGGCGCATCCACGATGGGAGCTCGCTAAAGGCAAACTTGAGCTTATCCTCGAATATCTCCTTTGCCTTATCGACATCCTCGGTGATAAACTTCATGAAGTGATTGGACTTAAACACTACGTCGCGTACGTCGAGCATCATGAGTGTTGTTGTCGCTGCTATCTGACGACCCTTGGCGATACCTACGGAGTAACCGCAGTCGTCGAGGTATGCAAAGAGCTCATGTACGGGACGGGCCACGTACTTAACTGTCCCGGACTTATCCTCGGCATCCCCTTCTTTATAGTATCCGTATTTGTTGAGGAAGTAGAGAGCGTTTTCATCACAGCGACGGAGCTCTTCCATGAAGAAGTCGTACTGCTCGTCTTCATCTTCAAACTGCGTAAAGCTTTTGTTTTCGGAGAGCCATTGGTATGCCTGCTGGCAGTAGAGTGTGAACTTACGGTACTTTATTTTGTTTGTAAATCCATTTTGGTTTATGGAGTCTATCCACGCTATAAAGTCGTCTTCATGCTCGGTAGTGCTTTTTGGTGCCCATTCATCCCTTGTGATTTCTTGGTCTCTCCCTTCAAATAAGTGTCCATAGGTACTTCTTCTCTCTTCAAGTTCCTCGGAGGTTATTATCTCGATATTGCTTTCTTTTATTACTTTGTCTACCTCTATAATGTCTATGCGGGAGTCCGCGAGGCGGCTCCCTTCCGTTTGCATATTTAAAAGGGTATGATTTACATTATCAAAGATGTCATCGGTGATGTCTACAGGCTTATTTTTCTGTATCCTACCGTGTTTCTTTAGAAGCTCGATATTGTCGTTGCCTATGTATATTTCCTTTCTGTAAAGGTCATATAGGAAGTCCAGGTGTGACTCACTGACAATCTTTTTGAGTTTATCCTTCGGTATTTCAGGTGTCTCTTCTACCATTTTTTCTCTGGGTGTGGGCAGGACTCAAGAACTTGACGTAGCTTTGATTGTAGTGGGCATCCACAGAGCTTACATCCAAGACCTTTTATTTCCTCAATCCTTTTCTCTTCAGGGATATAGTTCTTGAATGGGTACTCCGTTGTAGACTGATCGCAGGAAGCGCATATCTTAGCTCTTACCTTAGCGAGCTTCTCGATGTCTTTTGAGGGGAAGGTAAAGTTTTTCCAGCCGGAAACAATAGCAGCGTAAATTCTTAAATTCATGGTCGGTTTTACAAAAGTAAGTTTTTTTTTGATTTTAAATAAATGTTTTCTAATTTTGCGTTTAAGTAATCCAACATTGAAAAGAAATTTTAATACTAAAAAAGTAATACTGCCCCTTTGTTCAGATGCCGGTTGGATGGCTATGAGCATTGGGGCTTTTACTTTTACATATTTATTGGTGTTCTTAAACGCGTTGACCAATCGCCTTTGTAAAGCGAATAACCTCAACAACAAAAACAGTTTGAAACCTATATCCGAGCAATGGCATCAAGGGTCCAACTCGGCAACAAACTCATACCTGAACTTTAATCAGGGGGAATTTCAATAAATAGGGTACACGGTTGCTAAACTGGTGTATATAGAAAAGCCAGTAAAGCTTAAATTTAAAGATAAAGTTTTTTCTGAGTAATCAGTGCTTTAATTTGAAGGGATTGACGTGTACAATCAGGCTGACTAAAACCACTAAAAATCCTTTTCAGGAGGGATATGAGTGGTAAAACCCTTGTATTATCTAATCTAAAAATGAGAAAAAAAATAAAAATCAAAAAAGCGGAGTTAGTGCCTGATAATCACGGGTTTCACATAAAAATAACCATGATTGGACTATACGACGAAAACGGTAAATGGATAAAGTGGACCAAGCTCAACGAAAGTATGCTTGAGCTTCTAAAAAGCAAGGAGATTTATTTAGAATGATTCTAAATTTCATTTTTTTTACTGTCCGTGTATACAACATAAAAAAATATCTTCTATATTTGTATCCTATTAAACATTTAAAAGCTTAATCATGGCAAGCACAAATCAAATTTTTTATTTTCCAACGTCTATTGCTGGTAACGCAAGCAACGTAAGCATTGACAAAACTACCGGCTGTAACAAGCGTGACATCGCGGCTATCGGAAACACTCCGGCTGAGTACCACCTGGTATTCCCGCAGGATGGATCTCCTGCCGTAGTTGTTCGCTTTGCTACTTCTACCGCCCGTGATATCGCCTACTCAGGCTTTATGAAGGATTACGGTAACTCTATCGTAGGAAGCTAAACCATACTATTTATCTGTTGACCGGCACAACAGATAAAGACACTCTCCATTAATAGTGGGGTAGTAGAAACGACTCTTGCATGTGTTCTGCCGGGATACTTGTTAACGAGTCGTTTTCTTTTTTAACCAATAACAACAACATATATGAACACTGAAAAGACTGAAATTATCGACGAGTTTAAAATCCCCTTCGGGACAAATAAGGGATATCCCTTCCACTGCCTGCCATCGCGCGTATCCGTTCCCAATAGAGTGGAGCTAACGCTTTCCGATGACAAGAGAGTTTTTATCGATGTGGACACAGAGGTGTTTCCTACCTTCAACCAGGTTATTGATGAAGAAAAAATCAAGGGTGATGAGCCAACGCAAACACGCACGGCCTTTGAGGACTTCCTTCTCTTCCGCCTGTACGAGGTTACGGAGGCGCTGAACATGGCCGAGGGTCAGATCATCGACATCTTCAAAGAGAAGCCTTTCATCCCCGAAGCCTTTGGCTTTTACGTAGCCCATAAGAATCAGAGTATCTTTGAACAACCGGTACGCATTTACTTCTCGCAGTACAACCCAAAGATTGCCCTTTTCCGAAAGCCTGCCGATGTTAACGATAAGTCGTGGGACCCTTCGATATGGACCGTTCAGGTATTCGGGGAAGATGGCGTTGTTGTCCGCGATGAGGACGTAACGTTCCCCTCACACAGGGTGGCCTACTCTTACTTCCTTGCCCGTAGAATACAGGTGGAGGATCAACAAACAACCGAGGAATTAACAACAACTAATCAATAACCCATTGCCGTGGCCCCCTGCACAGGCGGCTGACGAAAGTCTCTCCCCTTCATGCTGTGACCAAAGTGATGTGCTGATTGGTTACTTAAATGGAGGGGAGGCGCGGCAAACAAAAAACAACAACCATGATAGAAGACATCCCACTCATCATTCCGGTTTTTAATCAACCGACGTACCTACGAAACCTAATCACCTGGTTTAAGTTTTACTACCCACATAATCCGGTGTTTGTCGTTGATAACGCTTCTACGTCGGACGAGGTAAACCTTGTTACCAATTCCTTTCATTCGATCTACCCAGATGTATGCTACTTCCCCTTCGAGGAGAATGACTGCGCCAAAAACCTCAGAAGCATTATTGACATCATGAACAATGAATACCCTTCCGATCACTCTGATTACTACATAATATCGGACCCCGACATTATGCCGCACCCCAACACGCCACCGAAGTTCCTTGAGGAGTTCAAGCGTTGGATAGATGCCGGTTACCACCGCGCAGGCTTTGGCCTTATTACCGACGACCTACCACATTACCTCAACAACAGGGAAGAGATTATCTTCAACGAGAAGCAGTTGCTCGTAGGTACATCCCTTGAGCGTAATGAGTATGGCTTTGAGTGCTACAGGGCACCCCTTGACACCACTTTCTGCATGTACAGTTCCAAGAATGGGGGATGGTACTCTCCGATGTCCGGCGAGGATTGGAGTCGCTCGATACGTGTGTTCAACGCCTTCCACCTGCCATGGTACTTGGATAAGAACAATCTTAACAAGGAGATGACGGAGTACTTCTCTACATGCCGCCGCTTTGTGCAAGGGCAGCCAAGCGCCGGATTCAATAATCACAATCCATTAGCATAGCCATGAGAGAAGTAAAGTACGAAGATATCGTCAACCCACTGTTCCTCATAGGAACTATCGATAACAACTCACACCCCGGCTTCCTTGAGGACTACAGGGTATTGTCATGCCTACTTAGAAGCTTTGATCCTATATCTGTCTTTGAGATAGGTACCAACATCGGCACCGGCACCAATATCATCCATGCCGCCGTTCCCAAGGCAGACATCATCACCCTTGACCTTGACTACGACTCGATGATGAAAGACCCCTCTCAGTTCCCTATAGGTCCCAATGGTGAGGATAGAACGGGGTCAGCCATAAACTTCAAGTGTACACAGCTACGTTGTGATAGCATGGCTTTCATATACCGTGACTGGCCGTGTGAGGCTTACTTTGTCGATGGCGCCCATGACAGGGTACATGTAGAGCTTGAGGCGCGCGAGATCATCATGACATGCAGCCCTGACATCGTTATCTTCCACGATGCCGACATGCCGGAAGTGATGGAAGGCATCCTTGCCGCCGAGAAGAATCAGGTTGGATACGAGTCGTACCGCGTTACCGGTACAAGAATTGCATTTTTAGTAAAGAAAGGACATACATGGAAGGTTTAGCAATAATAGTCATCGCTTACAATAACAGCGACCTTACGATACCTCAGATAAATGCGATGGCTGAGTTTTCAAAGGACCCCTATTACCTCATCATCGTTGATAACTCAACGGACGAGGAGCAGGCAAAAGCTATAGAGTGGAAAGCCTCACAACACTCAAACATCAAGTACGTACGCGTGCGTGCCGCCTCCGTAAATGGAAGCGACTCCCATGCCTTTGCTGCTAACCTTGCCTTTAATATGTTCAAGGATAAGTATGAGTACATGTTCTTTGCAGACCACGACCTCTTCCCAGTGGAGCCATTCAGTGTGAAGGAGATTATAGGCAATCAAACGATGGCCTTCCTGCCACAGGTACGTAACGGCATCGTTTACCCATGGCCGGGGTGTCTTATGTTTAAGGTCAATGACCTTACAAAGAATGGTATCGACATGACTCCCAACGTAGAGCTTGGGTTGGATACCGGTGGCAATATTTACCCTATCGTTTCTCCCGACGACATACGCTTCAATGAAGTGTACGAGCAGAACCCTCTATTTAACAAGGGGTTGTATAACTTTTACTCTATGATTGGCGGTAAGTTCATGCACTTCATAAACTCAAGTAACTGGAACAAAAGCGAGAGTAACCAGGAGCGCATGAATACCCTCTTTGAAATTCTGAGGCAAAAGATAATGGTTAAAAAAGCTTCCTGCCCTCCGGACTTTACAGGTAACAATTAAAATCATGAAAGCAGCCGTTATATTCTACCATAAGAACGCCAGCGACATCTACAAGTACGCGTGGGTGAAGGCGTGCGTGGACTCCATCAGAAATCAGACGATGGAGGACTTCGATGTCTTTGAGCTTAACTACGGCGGCGGTGATGAGAACTACTGCTCCGGTGTGCGAGGCAAGTACGTATTCCTTAACAGGCCATTTAAAACACACATAGGAGCCATGAACTATCTATACAGCATGCTTTTTGCCAATGGCTACGATGTGGTGTTTAATACCAATATGGATGACTACTACCACCCTTCACGCTTTGACGTTCAGATGAACGCCATAAAGTCGGGGTACGACCTCGTAAGCTCTAATTTCTGCTATGTGAATAATAAGGGAGAGGTTCTCAAACACTTTGTTTTTCATGACGCCGACATCTCGAAAGAACTTGCGCGTGACCACAACGTTATCGCTCACCCGGCAGTATGTATGTCTTCACGCTTTTGGAGTGATGAGTCGCTGCGCTTTGAGGAAACCCTTGGCCGCGAGGATCTCGACCTATGGAAGAAAGCCGTTATTGCCGAAAAGAAGCTACTTATCCTTCCAGACAACCACCTGTACTACAGACTACACGAAAACCAAATAACTAAAAAACACAAGGCATGAAAAAATTTGTATTATACATGGCGGCACAAGTAATAATTATACTGTCGTTTATAGGGCTTTCTTTTAAGTCGGCAGACAAGCAAACGGCAACCATTTGCGTTCCGGTAAACCATGTACAGGTGTACTGTAAAAAGTACTACGGCTCAGGGTTTACATTGAAGTTCTGTGTTCCTACAAGGAGCAGGGTAAGGTCTTTTTATTTGCATAACGGAATGAATGTATCCCCCACAACAGACGTAGAGATGTTATTATTAATCTTTGAAAAATAGACCATGAAAACAGTTTCCTTTTTAATCGTTGCCACCGGCAAGTACGAGGTGTATGTAAAGCCTCTCATAGACTCCATAAAGCGTAACTTCAAGCATAAAGGATTCGTTAACTTCTTTGTATTCACCGACAGCAAAGCTTTGCTTGAGCCTGCGGACGAGATGTTAAGGGATTGGTCTATAAAAGCCTTTTACGTTCCTTTTTCTGAGTGGCCGTGGTCTACGCTCATGCGCTTTCACTTCTTTAGGACTGAAAGAGCTCATATATCACAATCCGATTACTATTACTACATAGATGCCGATACCTTAATGACCGGAGAGGTAAACTTCAATGAGATTGTTGGTAAAAGTGTTGCCGTACAGCACTGTGGATTCATGCAGAAAAGAGGCACCTACGAGACAAATCCAAAGTCTGTCACATACGTAAACCACGATGAGGGTACCCACTACTTTGGCGGTGGTTTCTGGGGCTTTGACTTCATGAACTTTTGGCACATGATAAACGAGTGTACTTATATGGTTGATAAGGATCAGTCAAATGGAATTACTCCCGTGCATAACGATGAGTCCGTAATAAACAGGTACTTCATCGACCATCCCCCACAGAGGATACTTACCCCCTCATTCCACTACCCACAGAGTAATATCGAAAAGTACAAGGCCACCTGGCCGGAGGATTATCCTTGTAAGATACTTCTACTTGATAAGAACCATAAAGAGATGAGATCTATTTAAAAAAAACAGTTATATTTGCGTTGCAATCCAGTAATGAAAACATTTAAAAATAATCCCTCCCATTTACATTGCCTTTGTGCCTTCGGCGCGACTGGATTGCCTTTGTATTTGGTGAGGGTGATTTTTTATTATGGAAAATGAAATATGGAAAGATATTGTAGGGTTTGAAGAATATTATCAAATAAACAACACTGGTGATGTTATAGCAAAAGAAAGAGTTTCTTGGAATGGGAAAGTATACGTAGTAAGAAAACGTAAAAAAATAAAGTCACAAAAAGACGGAAATGGATATGTTCAAGTTCCTCTTAGCATAAATAAAAAGCAAAAACGATATCTTGTTCACAGGCTTGTAGCAACAGCTTTTATTCCGAATCCAGAAAACAAGCCTCAAGTTAATCACATAAATGGAATTAAAACGGATAATTTTGTGAAAAATTTAGAATGGAGTACCAGGTCAGAAAACGTTTCTCATTCTTTTAAAATAGGACTTCAATCTAATAAAGGCGAGAAACACCCAACAAACATCTTAACTGAATCTTTAGTTAAAGAAATTAGAAGTAAATACATTCCTAATATTTACTCAACTTATAGATTAGCAAAAGAATACGGTGTTAGTCGCGTTACAATAAGTGATGTAATAAAAAGAAGAAGCTGGGATTATGATAACATGTAGTGAATTTTTGGGAAGATTAGGAAACGAACTCTTCCAATACGCAAGCCTTTATGGTATTGCTATGCAAAATAAAGAGATGTTAACCATTCCAAATTGGAAGTATGCAAAATACTTTGAAGGTTTTTTTCCAACTACCGAAGAGCCTATTCATGCTTACAAAACTTTTAACGAGCAAAGATTTGAATATCACGCAGATTACATATCTGATGTTATAGCGGACGAAAGGACAATTAATCCAAGTGGAATAATTAACTTCAAAGGTTATTTCCAATCATATAAATACTGGAAGCATTGTGAAAATGAAGTAAGGAAAATGCTTGCTTTTAAATCGTCTTTTATTTACGATGTGTTGTTAAGGTCTCAGAAAAATGGATTTAACTTCATTGGAGGTAGAAAGAACGTGGCCGTATGTATCCGCCGTGGTGACTACGTAGGTAATCCCGGATATCATCAAATAGACATCAACTACTATGTAAATGAGATTTACAAGAGGTTTGATGACGACGTGCTCTTTTGCTTTTTCTCCGATGACATTGAGTACTGTAAGGTACACTTTGAGTGCCTCGGCGACAAAGCTTTCTTCTCGGAGGGTATGACTGACATTGAGGACTTATGCCTCATCAGCCAGTGTGATTCCCACATTATCGGCAATAGCACCTTCCATTGGTGGGGAGCATACCTCTCCGGTAGTAAGGATGTCGTGCGCCCCGGAAAGTACTTCAGTGGACATCTATCGAAACACGACACCAAGGACTTCTGGCCGGAGGAGTGGAGGATACCGGTGAACAGCGAGATCTTTCCCCTCGTTTATAGTGTAAAGCCTTCGATGTTCACCATCTTTAAGGAGGATAGCTCCGACAGGTACAAGAACATGCACCTCTTCATGAAGATGAGTAGCCGTACGTATCCCTCGACAATCGTTCAGGTTACCGAGTCGGTCATGCACCGCACAAAACTCATAAATTGGTTTGTAAAAGAGATGAACCATGAGTCGGACGTTATGGTGCATGTAGACATAGATGTTACCATCCCTCCCATGCAGCTCGTTATGGCCGTTAAGATGGTAGCTGATGGCAAGTCGGACTTCGTGTACCCCTACGGTGGTAACTTCGTTAAGGTCAACCGTTCTTCGTGGTATAAGAGGTTATTTGAGACTCTTGACGTGGGTATCCTTGCTCCGGCAGTAACTCCAATGAAGAAGCAAAGTGTAGGTGGCGCCCTTGTTTTTAGTCGTAAGGCTTTCATTGAGGCCGGTATGGAGAATGAGAACTTTATATCCTACGGCCCGGAGGATAAGGAGCGTTTTTTCCGGTTCCTGACCCTTGGGTATCGCGTGGATAGAATACCTGGCAATGCCTACCACATGAACCACTTCATAGGATCCGACAGCTCGACGGCAAACAAGCACTATGTAAATAATGTCAATGAGTACAATAAAGTACGCTCAATGACCAAGGAGCAGCTTGTGGAGTACGTAAAAACGTGGGAGTGGGTGCCAAAAGACAAAAACTGATGATTATGGACATAGTATACGTTATTGGCGATAGGAGTGCTTGGGATGACAACGAGCTACGCTTTAGCCTCCGGTCGGTTGAGAAGCACCTCTCCGGAGTAAGAAATATTTACATCGTTGGCTATAAGCCTGCCTTTATCACCAATGTGATACATGTACCCTTTGGTGATGAGTCGATGAACCCCGCCAAGAACATCGCCACAAAGCTTTTCGTTGCTTGCCAGCTACCGGACCTTTCTTTCAACTTCCTTTTCATGGCCGACGATCACTATTTCCTACGTGATGTAAATGATCTCAATGACTACCCATACCACTACAAAGGTTCCCTTGACGATGTTATTAAGAACCACCACGGCTTCTTTGTGCACCACTGCATAGAAACGAAGCGTTTCCTCGCCAACAATGGGAGGGAAACACTCAACTACGACTGCCATTACCCCATGGTAATAAACAAGGCTATGTACAGCCGAGTATACGAGTCCTATAAGTGGAATAAGCCCTTTGGATGCACTCCAAAGTCTCTATACGCCAATAGCATAGACAAAAACTTCTGTGAGACGCGTAGGGTTGGGGAGGTGAAGTACCGGAAACACTTTGACGAGAAGAAACTGTCTGAGTTTGTGCGTGATCGCGACCTTTTCACTACGAGCGATGCCTTTTTTGGACATGAGGCCCTTCGCTTCATGAACGAGCTATATCCTATTAAGTCGAAGTACGAGGTTTAGCTTTCGTGGGTGCTTATATAATCCATGAGGGCATCGGCGGAGCGCGTTCTCCACTGTGCCGCCCGTGCAAGGGCATACTCGGTATCCCAGGCGGCCTTATCCTCGACATATTGGAGGTAATCGACAAGGCCGGCGGCCACCGTTTCCCTTATTTCGGTGCTTACGATGCCTGTATCGGCGGTATTCCAAGTATTATCTGCTTGGTTGTACCATTGGGTAAAAATATCCTTAAACTCGTATGACGATGGCGGCCCAAACTGGCTGTTGAGGTCTCCCACGGGCGTAGGCTCAGGGTTACTTGTCATATCGGGAACAAATGCCTCCGGAGGGGTTACGTAGTCGAGCCTTGCGGCAACATCAAGGGTGTTCATGCTATCAATTTTTATGTTAAAGACAACCATCTTTCCGGAAACACCTCCTATTGTCGCGGTGGCAATTCCCGAATACTCCTTGCCTTCAGAAAAACCGTTGGCAACGGTAAACTCAACCTTTGCCCGGTACAGTCCCGTTTGGTCGGTACGCTTGGTCATCGTGACGGTGAGGATGGGAGTATCGTTATCCTCCTCAAAGACGGCTATTGAGGGGGCTTCATCGGCATCTGTCGACGCCCCGGTTACATGGTTCGACGTGGTAACGTTAACAAATATATAACCACCTATCTCCATACGTAGGCTTGAATCATATTGTATATTTTTACTAAACGTTTTAGCAAAAATAAGTCTTTTTTTTATCAATATCAAAAGTGTCGGCCGATCACCCTCGACGGTGCTCAAAACAGCTTTGTTCGGCTCTTATCCTTTACTTGGTTAAGAGGTAGTTAGTGGTTATTGTTTGATAAAAATTCTTCCCATTTAGCTGTTAATTGCTCCGTTCTTATAAAGTTTCTAAAAACCTCCTCCAACTTCCCACTCCCTTCCTCCCGTGATTGGTTGGCGTATTCCTTAGCGATGTTTTCAATCTCGATAAGCTCTTCATCCATTGACATCTTGTTCATTGAGTAAACTCTGCCTCGTGGATATTTGTTAGACCAGTCGGCTAATGCTTTTACGATCTCTTCTGCTGTTTTCATTTTACGGTTTTTTGATTTTTTAAATTGATTACTTCACCTTCTTTTTCATGCAAATACCATTGAACGCCTTCTTCATTTTTACAAAGCCATGTATTATCAAAATCTGATTTAAGAATTACGCACACTATTTCGCCTATTTCAAACTCATGGCCGTTAAAACAACTCAACACTTTTACATATTTACCTATATCAAAATCTTTTGGCTTATTATCCAAAAAATACTCATTCCATTGCTCGTATAGCTTTCTTGCTGCTATATCCGCCCAGTCGAGTTGTGGATGCTTTCTGTACTCATCCATGATGCGGCCTTTTATTAAGGCTATGGCTTGGTCTTTTTCCATCTTATTGATATTTAGTTATTTGTTGTTTGTATAGGCGATATGTGGCGGGTATACGCTAGTTAGCTGATATGCTACGAAACCAACAACTCTACACCAGTAAGTGCAAAAAATAGGTTTTGAAGTTCGTGGACATATCTTTTTTCATTTCCTTGCCAAAAATTGACAGATAATAACTCATCGTTTAGATGAACTATAAATGAAATACCTTTTGTATAAGTATATGAGTTTGACTTGAACCCTTTTGTTTTATCAGTTAATATTTCAAACCCAAAATCTAATAACCATTTTTCTGTAATTGGAATACCATTTATTATGCTTTGATAGTAATTGTTATTATGGCTACCTTTTTCAATTGTAGTGCTGAACTCATCACCACTATTCCAATTCGTGTATTCTTCTGTTTCAATTCTTGCAATTTTCATAACTGTGTTCTCGTCATCAAAAACGAAATTACCAAGTCTTAATTTGTTTAATTCTATTGACATATTTATAATTTTAATTGTTTAAAAAATACTCCGAGAAAGCACATCAGCTAACATCGGTTTTGTGCAAGTGGGGCATTGGTACTAAATTCAACATCTTGCTACTATTGAACATCGGTAATAAATTTGAACATTTGTGCAAGGAAATCCCCACCTGCACAAAGCCGAGAACCGTTATAGGCAATAGGGCAGACGTTCTTCAACATTTCGTTTGAAAAAATTAAAATAAAAAAAGCCCACGCTCTTCAACTTTTTCAAAATTGTTTGGTTTAAATTCCGTTCCATTTATTCTGTTTTGTGCTATTTTAAAATATTTATGGTCTTTCTCAATCCCTATAAAGTTTCTGTTTGTGTTTATACAAGCTACTCCAGTTGTGCCTGACCCCATGCAGTTATCAATTACGGTATCTCCCTCATTTGTGTAAGTTCTTATTAAATACTCCATTAGTGAAACAGGTTTTTCTGTTGGATGTAGTTTTTGTTGTGAAGAATGTTTAGGGTATTCAATTATAGATTTTGGAAATTTCATACCACTTAAATCTGTGTCAGGTCGCATCTTTATTTTATTAGAAAAACCAGGTGTGTTATCACTCTTGTTTTTATGCCCATGATTTATAGCGCCCTTAGACTTTATAGGGAAGTAGTTAGTTTTACCGTAACCGAAAACTAAAATATCCTCATGCACTTTTAATGGCTGTTTATTAGCAAGTGTAAAGTTTGCCGCAGACTTTTTGTCCCAAACCCAAGAGTATTTAAAGTTTTTAATATTACTCATTATTAATGCACTTGTAAATGGTTGTGAAGCAGTCAAAACTATTGCACCATTCTGTTTGATTATTCTTTTATATTGTTCCCATAGTTTATCAAATGGAATTATGGTATCCCATTTACAAGCAGTAGTTCCATAAGGCAAATCACACAAAACCATATCAACGCTTTGCGTAGGAACTGTCAAAGGAATTAACTCCAAACAATCACCTTTATATAAATCAATTATTGCCATCTCTTTTTTTCTTTTTTTTCTTTAGTGCTTCGATTAAACATTCTGCTAAAAATCCCTACTGCCTATAACACGGGTTTTGCGTCATTTTTTGCCTTTAACATTTGTGCTAACTTTAAACATTCGAGTAGGCAAAAAACGAACGCAAAGCCCGATAACGTTGTGCGCCATTGCTTGCCCTCTGAAAAAGCCCTGCCAATAACCGCGCAAAACCTTCGCCTCACTTGGCCACCGCGCACGGGCTTTCATCCATCCCTTCGCAAGCAACGTAAGCCTCTCCCACGCGCAAGGCCGACACACAGGCCTCACAACAACAGCTATAAACAATGGCCTTAGTTCAGTGCTTCGTGGACGGTT